GGGTCCCCCGGCAGCCGCTCCAGCGCCGCGCCCGCCTCGGCCTGCGAGGTCGGGGCGACGGTCATGCCCCGCTCGGACAGGGCGGCGAGGAGACGGTCGGCTTCGGCGTGGTCGTCCGCTATCGGGTCGCTGCGGTATCGGTAATCCGCTAGCGCCGCCGCAAGCGCGGCGCGGGCCTCGGCGGTCATGGCGCGGGCTTCTTTCTCGCTTCGCGGAGTCGCTCGTCCAGCCACTCCATGTCCGCCTGCATGGCGTCGTAGTGGTCGTGGAGGCGGCCCCAGCAGGCGGCGACCTCGGGGTCCTCCAGTTCGTCGGGCGAGATGCCGTAGTTGAGCGTGGCGGTGATGCCACCCTCCCAAGCCACCTTGTGCGCGAACGCGAGGGTGGTCAGCTTGCGGGCCTCGGCGGTCATGGCGTCACCTCGGGGTCCGCGAGCAGGGCTTCGACCCAACCGCGGTGAATGACTCGCTCGCCTTGGGCGGTTCCGAAGCCGGGTGACTGTGCCACCTTGGCCCGCAGCCGCTCCCTCTCCTGCTGGCGGGCCTCGTTCTCGATGGCCACCACCCGCTCGTGGGCCTCCACCCATCGGAAGCCCATGTCATCAGCGGTAAAGGCAACCTCCGAGGCAAACGTCTTGCCTGCCTCGGTCACCGGACCGCTCATCAGTCGGGGCTCACGAGCAGGGCGTTCTCCCAGACATCCGGCCGCGCGTCGCGCGGGGAGTCCAGGATGTCCAGCACGGCGTCCAGGTCGGCGTTGGTCATGTCCTTGACGGAGTGCTTGCCGATGCTCAGGAACACGAACGCCTTCCTGCGGTCGCCGGTCATGCCGGCCTTGGCCAGGGCCGCGAACAGCTTGCCTCGCTGGGCATCCGTCAGGCCGGTACGCGCCGTCCAACCATCAGGCACCTTCTCTACGCCTGTATCGGTTGACTGCCGCTCTCCCGCAGGCTCGGATGCCGCTTTGCCGCCACGAGCCTCGGAGTCAGGGTCGTACAGGTCCCTGCCCACGCCCCACTGGACGGCGGCACGCTTGATGCTGTCGCTGACTGAGCCCTTGACGCCTTCGATGTCGGAGAACACCCCGATGTCGGACTTCCAGACCCAGCCGTTCTCGCAGAGCACGCCGATGCGTGCCACGGGATAGGCGGACAGCCACTCGGGGACGATGACCTCACCCTTGCGGTTGGTCTGCTCCGGAGTGTGGAGCGCAGGGCTGAACCCGACCTCCAGTTGCCAGAGGTCCGGGCCGATGGCCGCGTCGAACCGGTCGAACACGAACCTGGCATCGATGTAGCTCAGTGCTCCAGATCCGCCACGACCGGGCCTGGTCTTGACCTCGTCCTTCGGGGTGGGGGCGGCCAGCGCCGCCAGGGCTTGCGTTCCTGCGAACCTATCCACGTTCGTTCTCCCTATCTTGGTCCCAGCACCTGGTCCGGTACTCGCAGTACCCGGCACACAGCCAGTTCTTCTTGCCATCCACGATGGGCAGGCGATCCGGGAGGGTGCCCTCCACGAGGTGAACCGACAACCCTACCAAGCCTAGCTCGAACTCATCGGCCTCCTCGGGCGAGAACGCTGGCACGACGTGTTCCACCACGTCCCAGTCCTCGCGCCCGAAGTACACGATCCTGACGCTATCGGTCAGTTGGAACCCCATGTTGCGCAGGGCCCAATGGTACACCCTGGCCTGCTTGACGTGGTCTTCCGATGGGGCCTTGCGCACGCTGCGCATCTTCCAGTTGCCACCGGACTTGAACTCCTGGACCTCGTAGATGGAATACGGGACCTCGGCGCCCGCATCAGCGGTATAGCCAGGGCGCTCCTCGATCAGCCGCAGACCATCGACGGACCCCTTGACGGGGCCCCACTGGACCGGGACCTCGGACAGGAACCCAGGCCACTCCTGGTGGATGCGCGCCTGGATGTCGGCGTGCATGTCCGTGCCTTCCCCCATGATCCGGATGTTCCGCACGGCTGTCTCGTCAGAGGGTGCCGTGCCGCTTGTCTCGTACAGCGCCTTGCGATGGCACGTACTCAGGCTGGAGGGGTGGAACGCCCCGTCAGGGGGGCGATCCTCGTACCGCTCCAGGAACATCCGGTCGATGAGGGCTTGGTACATCCCATACATTCTGACGTGCGAGGATCAGGTTGTCAACATCCCCCGGTACAAGTCGAAGGGCCCCCCGACAGCACAACGGGGGGCCCTTCTGGGTCGGACTTAGCTTCCACCTGCGGTCCATTTCAGGTGGCCGGGGGCTTCCCCCCTGCTGGGGCTCCTCACGGTCGCCCCCGACCTGTTGATTATGCTAGCAGGTGCCTCACGACCTTGCAAGAGCCCTCGATGTCAGTGATCTCGGTCAGGACGGCATCGATGTCCACATACACGGACTCCAGTTCAGCGACCCTGGCCTTGAGTTCATCGACGCGGTTCTCAAGGTGCTCGACCTTGGCATCGGCCGTTTCAAGCTCCTCGACCGCCTCCTTGTTCAGCTTCTGGCAGACAAGGAGCTTCTTCTGCACGTCCACGATGATCGCAGCCTGGGCGGCCGTGCGACGCGCGACCAGCGAATGTTCCCCGCGCTTGACCCGGCCTGCGACGTAGCTTCCGTTGGTCCTGAACTCGGAACCAAAGTCCCGGAAGTCCCCGATCGGCGCCGTCCGGACGTACCCGGCCGTGCCATGTGGGGTCATGGGATCGATGAAGCTGATGCGGCCGTCGTTGACCTTGAGCAGCAGGATGTCGTGGGCCACGTCGCCGACGTACTTGCGAAGCGGGCTGCCCTGAGGCGTGTGCTTCGCGTTGCCGGCAAGCTCCACGACGTACCCGGCCTCCAGGTCATCGATCAGCTTGGAGAACTCGACGTTGCGGACCTCGTAGGCATCCACCGGGGCGTCGATGGCACGCAGGAACTCGGGTACGTGGCCCTGGTTGTAGCCATTGCCGTCAGTGTCCGGGCCGGCAGCCTTGCGCATGTCGCGGAGGGCCTCCTCGATCTTCGGGGCACCCCACCTGCTGCCGTCCGGGTTGGTCGTCCAGTCGCCGTTGGTGGCGGCATCCCAGGCCATGGCCAGGGAGGCGGCACGACACAGGTTCATGGGCGGGGCCGCCAGCCGTTCGCTGAACAGCAAAGGCTCGTACTGCGACGTGCTAACCGCCATTGGGCGGGACCTCCGCTGTCTTCTGGCCGAGGTAGTACCCCAGCGCCAGGTTGATGAACCCGATGACCGCCGTGATGATCGTGATGCGGATGTCGTTGATCGTCAGGAACAACGCCATGACATACAGGAACGTCAGGCCGGACACCACGGTGAACCCGGCTAGCCAGGCCCTGACGCTGACTCCGAAGATCTCGCTTTCCATGCTACCTCCCTAGTCTGAGATCAGGCAGTCGTACTCGGCCACCTCAAGCAACTCGAACAACTCGCCGGCACCCTGTAGATACGCCAGGTCCCTGGTGTCGCCGAACAGCCCGCTCAGGGTGACGATGCCCAGCGTGATGCCGGCGTACCGCTTGCAGGCTGGGCCGGACTCCGCGAACAGCCCGCTCAGCGTCGTGATCGTCGGGGTGGCATCAGGGAACACCGCCTCGGCCCCTTCGAGATCGAGCGTCGCCGCTGCGACCCAGCCATCGACATACGGCAGGAACGCCGCGCTGATGACGGTGTGCTCGGTCTCGCTGGCCTTGGCCACGGAACCCGAGATCACGACCGAAAGGGCTATCAGGACCGTCACCAGGACGGCGGAACGAAACCTGTTCATGCCAGCACCTCCACCGTGAACCCCTGCTTCGGGGCGATGAGCCTGGAGTCCTCGGTGTCGTGGATCTCGCACCTCGGATAGGCCAGGATGTTGGGTTGGTCGGGCTCGATGGCCCGAGGGTTGGGTTTCCAGTACACCACGATCGGCGGCCTGCCGCACTCGTGGCTGTCGAGCGGCAGGGGGTAGGGGTACCTGTCCCCTGTCTCGGCATAGGTCAGCCAGGAGCATCCGCGGTCAGCCATGGACGGGCACCATCTGGATGGCCTGGTCGTGGCAGGGCCGGCCTGGGGGGCCTGGCGGCCGGTTCGGCTCGTTGTGGCGGCACGACGGCGTGTCGTCGCCCTCGAACACCAGGATGCCGTTGTAACCGCAGGCCCCGCTGCGGGTGCAGGCTGGGCAGAAGTACGGCGTGGACTTGCTCGTCATGCGTCCTCCTGGAGCGGCCTGCCCCAGACGCCACGCTTCAACGACAACATGATGAGCGCGTAGTTCGCGATGTCCAGCAGGGCGTCCTCGAAGCTCTCGTCCTCGAAGTCCGTCTGGTCGTCCAGGGTCAGCACGCCCTTGGCGAGGGTGCCGTTGAACGCCCGCCTGACACGCTCGATCTTGTCGGCCGAGAGCCGGTCGAACACGCCCCAGAGGCCGAGCCTCTGGATGTTGGCACTCCCGTACTTCCGCTGACGATCCACCAGGAGTTTAAACGCCTCATCGAAGATCTCGCGAAAGGTGCTCTCGAACGTAGGCCCTTGAAGGTCCCTGGGTTCCAGTTTGTACGGCGCGTCCTCGCCGACTCGATCGTGTCCCACGTTGGCTCTCCCTGTACTGTAGCTCTCCCGATGCAACCAGCGGTTCCCCGGTGGCGTCAGAGGCCAGTCGTCCCAAACGTTCTTGGCTCGCAGATCGTCGGTTTGCTCGAATACCCATTGCCATATGTTGCCCATCCTAGCGATGGATGGCCTGCCAGCGCGCCAGATAACGCTGGATACCAACGACGTTAGACATTTCGTAGTGACCCACTTTGCGATTGCATTTGTCACACAGCAATGACCTGAGTTGTCCGGTCCCATGGTCGTGATCAACATGGGGCACCAGCGATTTCTTTCGATCCAGCGGCCCAATGACAAACACCAGTCCGCATAATGCACACTTGCCATCTTGCTCGACCAACTTAGCGTCATATTGTTCTCGTGTCATACCATACGTGTACTTCCGTACAGCATCGCGCTTTCGTTCTGGATACTTCTCAATATAGCGCCTTTGGCCCCTAACGGCGGCAGCCCTCTTTTTATCTAGGTCTTTGTATGCGCCGCCCATCAGCCTACCTATGTATCGTCCGCACGAGCGGCTTGAGGTGCGCGAAGATGTCCCGCATGGTCCGCACGTCGCCCTCGCACCGGTCACGGAGCGTGGCCAGGGCCTCGGGGTCGCCGTAGCCCGCCATGCGGAACGTCCGGAACTCCACCTCGGGCTTCTGGTTCGGCGTGTGCAGCCACTTGGCCACGTTCTTGAGCTTCGCGCTGCCGACCTTCACCCCGTACCGCCCGCCGCGGGCCTTGTACATCGGGTCGATGAACATCATGTCCCGGAGGGGGCGCTCGCCGTGCTCGATGAGCTTGCCGTTGACGTACCCGAGGTCGAACCCGGTGCCGTACCAGGCGCAGAGGATATCGTAGGTCTCCAGGGTGTCCCGGACCCATACCGCCAACCCCCTGTCGTCCAGGATGCTGCGCTGCTCGAACTCGAACCTGTCCCTGGTCACGACGTTCCCGAACACGTCGCCGATGCTGGCCACGGTCATCTCCCCCTGCCACACGCCGAGGTCCGTGGTCTCGATGTCGAAGTACGCGATGCTCAGGCCGACGAACTGGCCCTCTGGCTGGGCCGGGACCTCGATGAGCGTGTCAGGCTGCGGCGTGATCTTCGACAGTTCCATGTCCTGGAGCACCCGGCGATGCCGGTTCCGGGCCATGTCGTCGGTGATCGGGAAGCCGGTCTCGGCGCTGAGCTTGGCGGCCCGTTCGGGCCAGGTCAGGTCTTCCGTGGCGTCCACCAGTCGGACGAGGGCTCGGTCGAGTTCCGGGGTCCAGGGTAGCGTCAAGCGGCCTCCTCGTGCGGTTCGGTCAGGTCAGTATAGCGGCTAGGGCCTGGCCGCGCAAGGGCCCCCGGTTCCAGTGGGGAACCATTTAAGGAGGGGTGGTGTAGACTACCTAACGTTGGTAGGTTGTATGGCAACACAACCTCTGTTACTCCACGCAGTAGGTACTAGGATACGTTGTACATCTACCTACTCTAAGAACCGTTCTTTGATTACCACTACGTGCGCGCCCTCGCGCGCGCGAGGCTAGGACCGCTTGAGGAAGTCCACTCCCTGGATGCCCACCAGGGCGCACAGGGCCCCCAGGAGAAGTCCCAGGACGGCGTCGCCGCTGCCTCGGAAGGCAGGGTCCAGCAGATGCCCGACCTGGTTGGCGACCACCACGAACACGATCAGCCCGAGCAGGACGAAACTCGCCACGATCCTCGCGACGGGTAGCGGGTCACGACCTCCCGAGTTGTCCGCCACAAGGTTATCGTCCCTTCTTTATCTGTGCAAGGCAAGCACGGCGTAATGCACGAAAGGGCCGGCGAAGCGCACCGCCCCCTCGATGCACAGCACCGCTGCGAACCCGATGATGAAAGCATCCATCACCAGTCTCCTTCGTCGTTCACCACGAGGAGCAGGCGCAACCCCCCGTAGTAGTCTGATCCGGCAGTCGCCGAATAGCTGCCGTTGGTCGCGATCTCCAGGTCGAGTTCGTCATCGACCTCGAAGTGGTACGTGCTGGCGCCATCCAGGGAATACGTGTTGGAAATAGCGCTAACCCCGGTACTCAATACGGCGGTAGGCCCAGGATTTGTCGCCTGGGTATTGTTCTCCGCTCGTGCCGTAGCGGTACCGCCAGCCACCGTCGCCGAGGTCTTGATAAATATCCCGACGACGAACCCCTGGGTGTCTGATTTATACACTCCGTTGGGGATCACGTCGCTCGGATATGAAAGGGTATATTGAGAGTTTATCGCCGGGGACAGGAAGCTGTATACAAACGGGATTTGTACAGAATAGGTCGTCGGTTCCTCTGCGGAAATGAACACAAATGTCCGCGACTCGTTGTCCACGCCAGAGGAGTTGACGCATCCGAACCTGATCCTGGCCTGCGTGGCGAGCAACGGTGGCTCGCGCCAGAACCGGTTCACGGCCAGGCTGGTGCCGGTGAACGTGGCCGACAACTCGCTGCCCACCGTGGTGCCGTCCGTCAACAGGAACTGGACGGCGACCTTGGCCCCCATCCCCGAGTTGCCGGCAGAGGACTTGATGGTCGTGACCAAACGCCTGTAGAACGCGATCGGGATCGTCTGCTCCAGGTACGCCTCGTCGCTGGCGTTGCCGGTGGTCTGCGCGAACTTCACCGAGGCCGCGTCGGGCCCGTTGGCGTCGGACTGCCACGTCACCGTCCAGGACCCGGCCACCACGGCCAGCGTCCACGACGGTAGCTCGTTCTCCAGGGCGTCGATCGTGGTGGCGGACCCGTCCTCGTCGGGAGGGGCGTTGACGAACGTCCCGTTCAGGAGGCCGCCACCGGAGACCACGGCAGCCGTGGCCGCGATGGCATCCTGGTACACGTTGATGATGGTGTCCGAGATGTCGTCGCCGACCTCGCCCGTGATGGCGTCGCGGGACTTGTCGGCGAACATCTTCCTGCGCTCGACCTGGTTGAACAACCTGTCGAGTTCGAGGGTGCCGTCCTCCAGCGTGGTGCTCATCCTTCGGAGTAGCTCGTGGCTGCTTCGATCATGGGCTGCACGTACTCGCGCCCTCCGACCCACACCACTTGCTCGCCCATGAGGTCGCAGTACGAGTTGATGTCCGTGATGCCGAACTGGAGGTCTGCGTACACGCGGTCTCCGAGGTTGTGCGTGGACACCGTCGCCCGCCATGGGGCCAGCGTATCAGGGAACAGCCTGACGTACACGTCAACGAGGCCCCTCTGCGCCACCTTCAACCGCCTGCGCGCCACGCGCTTGAGTTCCTTGCGGTCGCGCACCCAGGTCAGGTACATGGGTTCCTGGCGCATCCCGAGATGGCCGTTGCGGCCGTAGAACCCGCTCCCGGCGCCGACGTTGAAACGGTACAGTTGGTTCCTGGGCCCGGAGCCGACACCCAGGATCTTGTTGCGGATCAGGCTGGGCGTGTACCGGTCGGTGAAGCTCATCACGTTGCCTGGGAACTCCAACCTGACCGTGGTGTCCGTGCTGCGGTCCCGCCAGTAGTTGAACGTCAGCGTGTAGCCAGCGGCCGTGCTCGGCACCGCAACAGGGTAGTCCAGTTCCATGTACACCTTGTTGTCGGTGTCGCTCACGGCGATGGCGGTGAGTTCGCGGAAACTCTGGAGGATGCGCTTGTGGTTGACCCGGTACTTGTTCAGGGTCAGCACCACGTCCTGGGCGTTGGTCGTCCAGGGGGCCTGGAGGGTGCCGGTGCTGGCGAAGGCCAGGGGGCTGTCCAGGAACGCGATGGCCCTCGCCCACAAATCGTTCACGGGCCTCCCGCTGGCGCCAGCGATGGCGACGGACGACCACAGCTTGTTCCAGCCGGTGTGCAGGCTGAACAGCAGGTGCTCGTACCCGTAGGCGTAGTACACCACGTCCTCCTGCGTGGCGTCGATGTCGGCGATGATGCCGCGCCAGACCACGTCGGTGTTGCCATCGGCCTTCCGGATGATGACGACGTGCGCCGACCCGATGTGGTCCCTGAGATCGACCTTGGCGTGCCGCTGGCTGATCGTGAAGAACGCCTCGCCGATGTCGTTCAGGTAGCTGGCGAAGCCCAGGTTGATCGGGTTGTCGAACTCCTGGAGCAGCGCCGAGCAGCCACGCGTGCCGGCCTCGTCCGTGGAGTACACCAGTACCCTGTAGCTAGCCACTAGACGTAATCGCTCTCCCGGTAGTTCATCACCCGTGCCGAGGTGTTCGTGGTGTTGGTGTACGTCACCGTGGTGGCGCCATTGCCCCGCAGGACCGGGTAGTCGCCGCTGACGTACAGGCTCATCGTCAGCACGTCGTTGACCCAGATCGTGCGATCCGCGCAGTTCACGTCCACCACGTTGCCGTTGGACAGCCCGGACAGGTTCAGCACCAGGGCCGTGCCCATGTGGCCTTGCGTGGTGGTGATCGTGAACGTCGCCGACCCCGCCCCGGACATGGTGATCTCGAACGATGGCCAGACCGGGGCGACGCCCCAGACCCAAGTGACGGTGCCGGTGTCGCCCAGTTGGCTGGCGGTCTGGTCGAAGCTCCTGCCTCCGTCCATCAGCAGGAACTGGGCCTCGTACTCCGCGCCCATGCCCTGGAGCACGCTGGAGCGCACGGGGTCGGGCAGGGCCAGCGGCATGACATGGTACTGTAGCTCGAACAGCCCGTCCGGATGGTTCGTGGGGTCCACCGTCCGGGGCATCACCCTGGTGAACGTCAGGGGCTTGGCGCGCACCCAGTCAGGCAGGCCCGTGGGGGGCGGCCAGGTCAGGGTGCCGGCATGGTTCAGGGCCAGCACGGACTGGAGGTACAGCGGGTGGAACGCACGCTGCATGGCCATGATCTGGGACATCAGCCCGGACTCGGTCTCGTCGCGGATGCTGCCGGTCAGGCGCAGGATGCGCGTGCCCACGCGGGGGTTGTACAACTCCAGACCGCCACCGGCCTTGACGATGTCGTCCAGCGGTTCCGAGTGGAAGTTGACCGGCGTCGAGAACGCGACGCCCTCCAGGCGCTTGCCGGTGGCCTCGTCGCGGGTCAGCGTGGGGTCGTTGAACTCGATCCCGTTCCAAGCCACGGACAGCCGTTGCGCGGTCTGCTGGCCACGGACCAGCGTCCGGCCGGCCGGGTCGTACAGCGCGTTCTCGGCGAAGATGGAGATCACGTCTAGACCCTGCCGAGGACCGGCTGCTGCCACTTGCGCAGGAGCGCCCATTCCTCGTCGGCCTGCCGTGCCGCGTCCTGGATCATCTGCACGATCTCGTTGACGCTGACGTTCTGGACCTGGTTCGATGTCTGCCATTGCCGGAACCTGGCGCGGTCGCTCAGGAGCCGGCGCCAGGCGCCCTCCTGGGCCCAGGCCAGCACCAGCGGGACATGGTCGTCAAGGATGGCCGTGGCCTGGCTGGCCCCGAGGGCCGGCAGGGTGTACCGCCCCGCGCCCACGAGCCGCAGCGTGCCGCCCTGCTCCACGACCTGGGGGCTGACGTGCAGCACTCCCGTGCCGGCGTCCAGGTCCCCGTAGACCTCCCAGCCGCTGGCCAGGTAGCCGATGTAGTCGGAACTGGTGTTGATGTACAGGACTTTGTCGATGCGGGTGTTCGCGGAGTCGATCGCGTAGTGGTAGTCCCCTGTGGCGAGCGTTACATCGCTCACGGACGAGGAGGCGGTCGGGTCGATGGGCCTTGACAGCCTGCGCGACAACCGGCGCACGGCCATGCCGAGGAGGTCGTCCTTCTCGCCCGCGTTCCAGGTCTCGTCCTCGATGTCGAACAAGGCGTCACGGAGGCGTTGGCGCATGGTTTCCTTGTCGTTGGCCATCAAGCCTCCTAAGAGCGTGGAGTGGTGTCAGATGACCCCTAGGGCGTTTGCTTCGGAGCTAGGTGGCGCTAGGGCCGTCGTGGTGGATGCGGCGGGGCGCCGGCCGGGAGAAACCGGCGCCCCTGCTAGAGCTTGGGGACTACGCTACGCTAAGCGTAGGTAGCTAGGGCACCACCGCCATCGGGGCCACCGATGGGGACCAGGTACACCGTGGGCGAGCCCGTGGACCAGTCGGTCCCGGTGCCGCCCGAACCGCGGGTCGCGGTCGCGCGTGCGCACTTGATGAGGGTGGGACCCTCATACGGCCCGAACTTGAACAGTCCGGCCGGGAACGTGGCGGGCTCGACGCCAGCGGCGTTCAGGGTGCCGGCCACGAGGACCGTACCCGTCACGTCATTGGCAGAGGCGAGCAGCCCCGTCGCCGGGATGGCCGAAGTGCCATCGGCATACCACTGGACACCGCCGTCCTTGGAGACTTCGATGCAGTCGATGCCGAGGGTGCCAGAGGTGCCGTTGGCAACCTGGATGATGACGACGCGCTGGAGCCCGGTGATGTCGAACCACTGGGTCCCATCGTCCGTGCCGTCAACGTCGTCTGCGGTAGCCAACACCGCGGTGATGCCGATAGGGCAGGCCAGAGAGCGACGATTGATCGCAGCCATGTGTCTACTCCTTTCGGTCTACGAGGTCAGCGAGGTGGCAGCGGTCTCGACACGGAAGTAGTATCCGTTGTTGAGCGTCGCCACTCCGAAGTTGACCTTCCAGCCCACCTGCTCCAACTGCGCCAGGGGGTCCGAATGGTTCCCGCCCGGAGCGACGTGGTAGGTCTGGAGGGATTGAAGCTCGCCAGCGCCCCAGCCCTTGACATCGCCGAGGGCGATGCCGCCGTAGACCGTCGCGGTGCTGGAGAACGTCGGTGCCGTGTCGGACTCGATGACCCGGAAGCCGTGAAGCGTCCCGATCTCGCCCTTGAACACCTGGTCGATGCGGTTCGTGTACTGCGAGATGTTCACGAACGCCTGGTTGGCCGTGGTCTCGGAGATCAGGTCGTACGCCTGGTTGACCGAGATGATGAGCCGGTAGTACCCGTCCGAGGGGACGGGGATGTCGGCAGCCTTCATGCGGGCGCGGAGCTTGATGAGGTCCGCGGCCAGAAGGAGGTCCGTGGTGGCCAGGCCAGCACGGGTGGTGTCGCCGATCTGGTAGTACGGCGTGCCGCCCAGGAACAGGTTGTCCCTGGAGATGGTGTCCATCACTTCCTTGGCCGTCCGGGAGGCGCGCTCGGCAGCGATGCCGACCACGTCGCTCGGGCCCTTGACCTTGGCCAGGTCCGTGATGTTGATGAGGTCGCCGTATTGCGCGGTGGACACCGTGACGGTGTTCATCGTGATGGCACGGGCGGTGGGTGCGGACCCTTCCGTGAGGGGGGTCTGGGGGGTCGTGCTCGACAGGTCCGGGAAGCTCAGGAACATCAGCGTGTCGCTGACGGGGTCGAAGCGACCCTGTTCCGCCCAGGCCGGGTTGGCCCAGAGCAGATCGTTCCGGAGGTTCTGGAGGACTTTCTCCTGGACGGAGAAAGTGATCGCGGACTGGAAGGCACTCGCGGTGGTGTTAGCCATCGCTCAAAGCAACCTTTCTTGGGTGGGTGCGGCCCCTAGAACTTGGGCCAGGCGTTCCCAAAGCGAGCGAGGATGCCATCCGCGATCTCCTTGGTCATCTGGGCCCCGGCCCCGCCAGGGGCCTCCAGGGGTCGGTTGGGATCGATGGGGGGAGTGGCTGGGGCTGCCGGGGGTGCCGGTGGGGCCGACTGCTCGGGGGCCGGGGGCGTGCCCCGGATCAGCCCTTGCAGGATGTCCAGTTGTTCCTCCACGTCGGTGGCCGACATCAACGACTCGTAGACGGGGTATGCGTCAGGGTACTGACGGCCCGCTCGAAGCGATGCTGCCTCGCGCCGCGCCTGCGCGAGTTCTGCCTCCAACTCGGAACTCCCCGAGGAGTACCCGTCAGGGTCCGCCTTGGCTTGCTTGAGTTCCTTCTTTAGCTGCGCGATCTGGCGCTCGTAGGCACTCTGCAATCCGGGGATGCGAGAGTCCACTATGCGTTGCGCCTCCGTTGCCACCAGCGCCTGGATCTCCGAGGACGTGAGGGCGGGCTGTGTCGCTGGCGCCTGCTCGTCCACGGGGGGACCATCGTTCGGTTCTGCCACGGTTCTGTCTCTCCCTCGTGCTATGTCGGGTCCTCGAACTCGCCGAAGATGCTCTCCAGGATCTGCCCGGAGAAGATCGGGCCGAGGTTCAACGACCGTTGGATGAAGTTGTAGGGGTCTTGTGGGTAGCTCGGGTCCTGGTCCCAGAGCCCTAGCTGGGCGCCGATCCAGGACCCGGAGTATCTCGTCCAGCGTGCCATGAACACGCCCATGTCGAACGGGGTCAGCGGGAAGAACATGCTGATGGAGCGCCACAGCGCGGGGTGCTCATCGAACAGCTTGGCGTACTCGGGGTTGTTCTCCATGGCGTACTGGTGGTCGCCGAGGAGCACCGCCAGGGTGGCCGTGCCCAGCATCTCCGGGCCGCGCCGGCCCGCGAACTGCTTGGTCAGCACGTCGATCAGCCACTTGCCGGTCTTGAGTTGGTAGCTTAGCGGCCACCACAGCAGCGGGGAGTTGAACAACCGTTCCAGGTTGCTGCGGTTGACGTTGCCGTGGAACGTATGCACGATGTCCTGGTAGCCCTTGCGGTGGGCGTCGAACACGCGTTCCAGGAACTCGTCGTACAGGTGCGACTCGGGGCCCTTGTAGTTCCTCATCTGCACGGCCGTGGGGTCGGCCAGGACCGTGGCCTTGACGCCCTTGGCGTCGATGGAGTACAACTGGTCCTCAAGCTCGTCCACCCATGCCGTGGGGTTCTCGCCCCATCTGGCCTTGAGGTCATCGATCACCGGGCTGCCGCCGTCGATGGCCTCCTGGATGATCTTCCTGGACGACTGCGATCGCTGGAGCCGGCTGGCGTTGCGGACGTACCCGTACAGGTTGCGGAGGTCCATCCAGCCCGCGGCGTACCCGTCCAGTTGCAGGGTCTCCTCGGGCGACATCAGGGCCAGGTCCCGGTTGCCGCCGCCGAGGGCCTCGATCGCGGGGTCCTTGGCCACGGGCTTGCCGGGGCGGTTGCGCAGCTTGTCCATCAGGCTGCCGTCGCGTGCGTTCTTGCGGGCCTTCCAGCCGTACCTGGCCATGGCCAGCCAGTCGGCCTCCAGGAGGTTCATGGCGTACCACCGGGGGTCCAGCATGAACCGCAGCAGGTGGTACCCGAACGCAAGCTGGAACACGGCCTTCCGGGTGCCGGCGCCGGCCGTCGCGACCAGCCCACCGGTCTCCTTGCCGTACCACTGCTCGATCAGCTTCCCGAGGTGCCCATGGCCCGGTTCGGCCGGGTACTTCGCGGCCAGGTTCCGGAACGTCCGGCTGCCCGTGCGCTGCATCATCGTCCCGAAGTCGAACTGGTCGGCCTTGACGTTCTTCGAGAACCCGTCGAACAGGACTTTCCCGTCCTTGGCGATCGTCAACTGGCCCCTGGCGATGGCGTTGATCTTGCCGGGGGCCATGGCGTCCATGGTCTTGCGGGGCTTGGCGCCCATGAACTGCGAGTCCTGGGTCTCCCAGGCGTGCCGCAGGGCGGCCAGGAACCTGTTGGACTCCTTGGCGCTGGCGCCGATGCCCAGAAGCTCGTTGTACACTTCCTGGCGTGCCATCCTCGCGAGGTCGCGGGAGTACACCCTGTCGAACAGCACGCTCTGCGCCTGCGACACCCCGGACGTGACCTTGTCCCGGATCGTGTCGGCCATGGCCATGTGACCCTGCATGACCGAGGTGTACGCCTGGCCCTGATCGACGTAATACGGAGTGCCGTGCTTGGGCACGACCTTCAACGTGTAGTCCGTGCCGTTGTGGAACACCCCTGCGTCGTCGTACCATCCGCCGTCGCGCCGGATGTCGAACTGCAACCGCATCAGCTTGTCGATCTCGCCCGGTGGCAGCGTCGCAAGGTCGGCTTCGAGGGACTCGTCAAGCCACGGGTGGTACATCGCCACGTCGTCCTCGATGCCCTTCACGAACGTGATGTTGCCGGGTGCGACCTGGCGTGCGAGGATCTCGTCGTGGCGGGTCTTCGCGGCCGTCGTGGAAGTCTCCAGGAGGAGCTTCTGACGCTCGGCGACCTTCTCGCGGTACACGGAGGACTTGCTGGGCTGGGTCTTGGCGGCCTGGAGGTCGGCGATCTCGCGGTCCAGCCTGGCGATCTGCTCGTGCTTGGCCAGGAGGTCGGCGTCCTTGGCCGCCTGTCGGGCGCGGGCCGTGCGCTCGGGCTGGAGCATCTCGGCGTTGTGGACGGCCATGCCGCGCGCCGACTGCGCCTCCATCTTGGGGACCTCGTCGGCCATGCTGGCCCAGCCGCCCTTCGAGCCGGTCCTCAGCGGGGGGATGCGCCCCACGGCCTGGTCGGGGTCACGAACCAGCCAGACCACGGTGTCGGCTAGCTTGCCGGTGGTGGACCTGGCGACTGGGACCCATCCATGGTCTGCAAGGCGGTCGATAGGGCTGACTCCGTGGGAGTCCCGCCTGTCGATGATCCGGGTCCAGGTGGCATGTTCGCTGGCCTGGCTGATGACGCTGCCGAAGTCGTCGGGGGCAGGGAGGCGGCGTCCGGCAACGTCGTGGCGTAGCCAGATGACAAGCTCTCCGTCAGAGGCCCTGACGACTGCCCCTGCGTTTCGCTCGGCTGTGGCGTAGAGGGTGTCGCCTGGCCGGAACCGGAAGGGCTTCTTGGGGTTGGTGTCTCGGACGCCGACTGCGTTGAGGTGGTCGGTGATGGCCTGGAAGGTCTCTGGGTCGAGGTCGTCAGCCACCACTGCGTGTTCGCCAGTGCGGCGGCGTACTCCTCCTCCGGCCCCCAGTTCCCAACGGGTTCGAGCGGTCCCTGGGGCTGCCCTGTCGGGATCAGGAGTTCCGCGCGCGCGCCGTGCGCGCTCCTTGGCGGTGCCTCCGACGAGGGCGTCGTCAAGGTAGGATTTGGTGCGGTGGTACCGCTGGTTCCGCTCGGCAATGCTGATCGCATCGGCGAGGAGTACGCTTCCGGCAGGGTCATTCCTAGTCACCTTCTTCTGGTTGGCGATGATGTCGCGGAAGTTGACGTTGTCCTTGACGGACGTGCCGAACCTGCTCGTGAGCGCCTCCAGGCCCTTCGCGGCCGTGGCGTCGGCGTTCGGCACGATCACCCGGACCAGGCCCGTGGTGTCGTTCAGGGTGGCACGGATGCCGAACCGTTCCAGCAGGGCCGCGGTCTCGTCCCATTCCTGGGCGGTCAGGCGGCCAACGTTCCAGGTGTGCTCCACGCCGTTGGGCGTCAGGCCCTTCGACGCCAGATGGTCGTCGCCGCGGAGCACCAGGGTGCCCCGGTCGGCCTTGGCGGCCTGGACGGCCAGGGCGCCGGTCTCGATCATGTCCCCGACAGGCTGCGACGGCGACAGCCTGATGGCCAGCCCGGAGTTGACGACCAGGGTCTGGGACTTCGTGCTGCCCTTGTGCATGATGCCCACCTGGACCGCGGACAGGACTTTCTTCCCGCCGAGTTCCAGCGCCCTTGGGATCTGCTCGTCCCTGACGATCGACCCGACGTGCGCCCTCTGGCCGCGCATGTTCTCGGTGAACCCCAGGCCGTGCGTCACCAGGGCCTGGCGGGACTGCCGGCGTTCGGTGGTCTGGATGATGAGGTCGGCCTGCGACAGCGCGGGGTTCACATCGTCGGCCAGGGTGTCGTCCGCGTTGAACCGCTGGTTCGCCCGCAGCGTCCGGAGCCTGGTGCCCGTGGCCCAGCCCTCGCGCGAAGCCTGCGACGCGAACGCGTCCACGGCCGGGGTGGCGTTTATACGGGCTGCCGACAGGGCCTCCTGGACGGTTTTGGCGTCGGCGCGTCGGCGCAGGCCGTCGCGGGTCAGGTACTGCGACAGCGACTCGGCGCCCTCGGTGTGGAGGATCGCCGGCTGGGAGTTGATGATCTCGGCCACGTCACGGCCCAGGATCGTGCCATCGGCGTCCGTGGCGATCTTCGCCTCCAGCTTCATCCAGTCCACGCCCTCGGCGACCAGCACGTCCTCCATGACGCCTGGCACGATCGGCGTGCCGTTGGGGAAGATCCGGCTGGTTGCGGCGGCCAGGGGTTCCCATTGCTGCCAGGACCGCACGAACATCTCGGCATCGAACCCCGCCTGCTCGACGCCACCGGTCAGGTCGTCCAGGATGCCGCCACGCCCCTGGGTGAAGCTGTGCAGGGCGCGCACGGCGTCCTTGTTGGTCAGGTAGCCCTCCTTGAGGGACTTGCCGATGGCGCGGTTGATGGCCCGGTTCATGCCACCGACGTGGAACCCGATCTCGGACAGCGAGTTATGGGAGTACCGCTTGACGTAGTCGCCCACGCCTTCCAGGGCGTTCTTCTGGTGGATGGCGGTCTTGAGGATCTGCTGCATCGCGGCGGTGAAGCTGGCCTCGCCGCCCAGCCTGGCTACCATGGCGGCCCTGGCCTCGGCGTAGGGAAGGTCCGGCAGTAGCTCCTTGAGGACGGCCGCCTCGTGCGAGAACCTGCGGCCGGCGTTGATCCCGCCCGTCCTCGTGGCGGTGCCCGTCAGGGGGCTCGTGACCACGCGGCCCTCGTACACGGCCGCCTTGCCGGACGACACCATGCTGCGCACGGGGAACCCGAACAGGCTCACCAGCGCGAACAGATCGTTCTCGCTCAGTGGCTTGCGCTCGCCCATCTGCCGTGCTGCCTGGAACACCGGTTCCAGAACGTCGCTGATGACCCAGTCGTCGGGCACCAGCGTGTCCACGGTGTTGACGCCGACCTGGGCCGCGGTCGTGCCCAGGGCCACCCTGCGGTACGCCGACAGCGGGTGCTTGGCCGCGTAGCCCAGGGGCGTCCTGACGCTCGGCAGGACCCGCACGTCGTTCCAGCCGCCACGGGCCGCGATGCTCAGGTACTCGGCCAGGCCCTCGGTGGTGGCACGGGCCCCCTGCCCGGAGGCGATGGCGGTGGCGCTGGCCTTGGCTGACAGCGCGGGGAGGCTCGTCAGGGCCTTGGTCGCCCTGGTGCTGGCCTGCGTGACCCTGATCAGTCCCATGGCCTTGGCGGCCATGGTGCCGGCCTTGGCGATGAGGCCGGGGGCGCCGAACGTGGCCAGGTTCAGCGGGTCGAGCCCGAACGTGATGAGGAGGTCCGCGGCCATCGGCAGGGGCTTGTCGGGGTAGTCGAACCAGCCCTTGCGGTTGGCGGCCAGGTCGTCCAGGTCGCCCTGGGCCCAGTTGTTGGCCCTGGCCCAGCCCAGGACTTCCCCCACCGTGGGGTCCTGGTCGATGTCCCAGCCGGCGTTGGCGGCCCATGTGCTGAACGAGTTGGGGAGGTCCGTCATGCGCACGGTCTCGTTGGGGTCCCGGTTGACCAGGCTCTGGAGCGAACTGGCGTGGCCTGCGTTGGCCACTGAGTGGATGAGCTTGTTGGACTCGCTGAACGCACCCATGGCCAACGCGCCAGCGTTGCCGAGGTGCTCGCCCACGACGGGCAGATCCTGGAAGAAGTCAGCCACCGGGTCCAGCGGGGTCCCGCCCTCGGGCATCCCGAGGATCTGTCCGGCCAGGGCCAGGGGGCGCTCGTACACGGTCGCCGGCCCGCGGGCGAGGTACTTGTCGAAGATCTCCACGGCATCGCCGGCCATGCTCTCGGGGATCAACTGGTCTGGCGACACGCGCTCCGGGAACCCGCGCGGCTGGAACCCGGTAGATCCGCTGCTGCCGCTGCCGAACGTCGGGTTCACGGGGCCGCTGGAGGCCACGCTGGCTTGTTCCCCCCCGATGCCTGGGCCGTAGCCGAACCTGCCCATCAGGTGTTGCCCGTGCGTTGCGGCCCAGTGGCGCCGCCTGGCAACGGCGTCGGGCTAGGCTTGGTCTGGGTCACTGGCGAGGGCACGTCCGGGCGGACGAACGGCGAGACCGTCCTCATGGGCTGGCTGGTGATGGGCGGGAGGCCCCTGGTCGGCGATGGCCCGACCGGCACGGCCGGGGTCGGCACGACCGTCCTGGACGTGCTGCCTGGGTTGGACGACGACCCGCCTGCCGGTGGCGTCATGTGCGGCGTCGTGACCATGGGCAGGGTTTGCAGGCCGGTCTTGGCGGTGGATGCCGCCTCGGCCCGCTTGCGGTCCTGCTCGGCCTTGTTGGCAGCAGCCACGCCGCGTGCCCGTCGCAGGCTCTCGGCCAGCGGGTTGAACAGCCCGCCCTGGGGCTCTGGCGGCCCCTGGATGCGGCTGACGATGCCCAGGTCGTCTAGGATCTGCTGGCTCGGGTTCTTGGCCGGCCGTCCGCCCGGTGCGCTGGGCAGCCAGGCCCCGGTGTCGTAGTCGATGCCCATGTCTCGTGCCCGTGCGCGCTTCTCGGCCTCGTCCCAGAACGCCATGTCCGCGGACTCGTCCGGGGGCACGACGGTGGCGAGCTTGTCCATGGCCTCGGCACGGGCGCGGTTGGACATCGAGATGGCCTGGTCGAGCGTCATCGTGGCCTTGGTCCACTGCTCGGCGTACTCCGGGGACTCCGGGGTGATCGTGTAAACGTTGCCTTCCAGGTCCCTTCGGAGCATCGGGTCCACGGGGATGCCGGCGTCCGCGAACTGCTGGACGTACTCCCCGACCTGTTGGGCGGGCATCCCGGCTGCATAGGGCGTGGACACGCCGAGGGTGGTCTTGTCCATGTCGTTGGGGTCGGTGACGACCTGTGGCCATGCCTTGCCGGTGGTCTCGGACACCTCCATGCCGACGTACCCGTGCCCGGTCAGGCTGGCGCCGTAGCTGACCCCGGTGCGCCCGATGAACGGCAGGTTGTCGGGGTGCCACATCCTGGTGTCGGCGTCCTGGTACCAGGCTTTCTGGGTGCCGTTCGGGCCAGGCACGAGGATGCGCTCGACGTTGAACGTCTGGGGCACGAGGACCCCGTCCCGGATTGCCTGCTGGATCGCGCCGGCCGTGGCGAAGTGCGGGTGTTCGAGGGTCTCGTCGCTCAGTGGGATGCCCTCGGAATACTGGCTTCTGAGATCGTCTGGCAGGCCGGCCAGGATGTCAGATCTCTCCTTCTCGGTAGAGAACTTCCGCCACACGAGGTAGTCCACGCCGGCATACGGGATGAAGTCCGGCAGGACGCGCATGTGCGTGGTCTCGCCGTTGGAGCCAGGCATCACCACGATGGGCAGGCCCTGCCCGCCTGGGAACCCGCGCGCCTGTAGGGTCGCCACGACCTTCGGGTCCAGGTAGCTCAGGTCCGGGGCTCGGCGGGGGATCTCCTCTCCGGTGTTGGGGTCGGTTCTGGGCGCGAACTTCGTGGGCACGACGATCATCTCGCCGTTCACGATCATGGCCTCGCCCATGGGGTTGCCGTATTCGTCCTCGGTCTTGAGCAGGTTGATCTCGTCGTACCGCTGCATGGCCTCGGCCGCCAGGCGACCTTGCGGGCTGCCGCTGGTGGGGTCGATCTTGTCGTCCGGCCAGCCGCTGGGCAGGGACACGTTGGCGGCCTCGCTGATCTGGAAGATCGCGTCCACGCGCTCCTCGCGGGTCATGCCGGGGTTGCTGACGACCGCCAGGACTTGCGCGTAGTACCCCTGTTGGGCCTGGATCTCGTCGTTTACACCTGTCTTGATCTCGTCCTGCTGGGCCTCGACCTCGGTCTGGTCGTTTGTCCGGATGTCCTCGCGGATGGGTCCCAGGAACCCGGCGTCCTCGACCGCGCCAAGCTGCTCCATGACGCCGCCCAGGTCGTTCAGGGCCTTGGCGACCTGGTTGGGGTCGGTCATCCTCGGGATGTCGCCCAGGATGGCGTTGGCCTCGCGCTCCAGCCGGCCGATGCCCACCTGGGCCTCGATCGAGTTCAGGCCCACGCCGGTCGTCACGACCTCGGCCTTGGTCTTGCGCATCCTGGCCACGCCATCGGTGTCTTCCATGGCGCCGAACAGCAGTTCCTGGCCGTCGAGCATCCGCAGGAGTTCGGCCTGCATCTGCCCGATGTCGTCGCGGCTCAGGGTCTCGCTGGAACCGCCGATGGCCACCCGTTGGACGGGCTCGCCGTCCTCGGAGTACAGCCTGGCCCACTCCTCGATCTGGGCGTCGAGTTGCATGTACGCCTGCTCGCGTCGTGCGAGTTCGGCCTCGACCTCCTGCACGGAGTCGAGTTCGGGCCCTGGTTCCAGGCCGGCGTCAGCGAGCCTGCGCCGCAGCCTGCGGTCCTCGGCGGCCTGCGCCTGCCGCTCGGCCTTCTGGATCTTGCCGGTCACGTCCGGGCCTGGGTCGAACTGCCCGCCAGCGCCAGCCGGCGTCCCCGGCCGCACCGGGGGGGCGTTCACGGACACATGGACGACCTTGCCCTTGGACCGCTGGAGGGTGCCTGGGGTGATCGTGCCCTTCGGCGCGAACAGCGCGTCCCCGAACCGCTCGGAGTTCCAGCCGAAGTTCTCCACGATGTCCTCGGGCCACCAGGTCCCCTGGTCGCTGGACTTCGCGGGGTCGAGCATCAGGAACGCCTTGCGCTTGGGATCGTACCCGGCCACGAACATGCCGTGCCCCGCGGCGATGCCAGCGGTGTTCAGCGAGGCCGGGATGAACCCCAGCCAGCCGGACAGCACGGCGGGGGCGCCGTTGGCGACGCGCTGCTTGAACGCCTCGAACGCGATGCTGTGCGCGAACCGGAGTTTCGTGCCCTCCACGCCGACCTGTTCGAGGGCGCCCTGGAGTTGCTGGATGTTGGTGGCGTTCGAGGTCACGCCGGACAGCCAGCGGAGGTCGGCGCCGGTCAGGCCCCTGTAGCCCATCGCGTGCGCGAGCATCGCCCCGGCCGCCATCGTGCAGTTGCTGTCGGAGTACCCGCTGCCGTCCATCTGGGTGATGTGCCTGATGGAGTTGCCGGCCAGGTTCCTGACGACCTCGATCGTGCCCGAGTACCCGGTTGACCCGCTGGGGCCGCCAGGCAGGCCGAGGGCGCCTGGGTTCGGCAGCCTGGACGCCCCCACGATCTTCTCGGCCTCGATCCGAAGCTGCCATGCGGCAGCCTGGTCGAACGGCGCGATGCGGTTGGCGAACGCGTCGATGGCGTCGGCGTACTGGGCCTCGGTGATGTTGCCGGCCGCCAGGTCGAACTCAAGCTTCGCGATCTCGGTGGGGTCGGGGGTGGCACGTAGCTGGCGCACCTGCTCCTGCCACTGGATGAACCCCAGGGGGTCCCTGGCTGCGATGTCGAACTCCACGAGGACCGCGGACTTCTGGGCCGACGCGACCATCGGGGAGATGGCGCCGGCCGCCAGGGCGGTGTCGATCTTCTGCATCGCGATCGAGAACTGCTCCTGGTGCTGCGCGCTGCGCAGTTCGCTGAGCGTGTCCTGGACCTGTTCGCGCAGGGGCGAGTTCCTCGGCAGGCTGCCGAGTTGCTGCCGGTAGAACGCGATGAGGTCCGATGTCTTGGCGTCGCCCCGCTCGATCGCGCGGGAGATCTTCTTGGCCTGCTTGCGCAGGCTGTCGGCGTCGCGCTGCTCGGTCAGGGTCTTGACCCGCTGCGCGAGTTCGAGGTACTCCGGGGTGCCCTTCTTGGCCTGCGCCAGCCGCGAGGCGTAGTGCCCGATCAGCGCGGAGATGTTGCCGGTCTGGGCGTACTGGGCCTCGGCCTGGTCGTCGGCGATCTGCGTGCCGTAGGTGATGGCGGCCTCGCGCCACTTGGCCTGCTGGGATTTGTCATACCCCGTCTGGCGCATCCTGGAGTTGATGTACGCCATCAGTTCGTTGCCGGACAGCTTGCCTTCCTGCCACTTGGCGAACACCAGGCTGTCGCGCGCCGCCAGGTCCGCCTCGCGCTGCGCGTCGATGCGCTGGGCGCTGGCCTGCATGGCGGCGAAGTTGCTCTCCCACAGGTTCTGGAACGTGGAGGAGTAGTCGTTCCCCGTGGAGAACCGGTTAGCCACTCTGGCCTCCGAAGGCGTTGAAGCCGATCTGCTGGAGGGCCTCGCCCTGTCTCGTCAGTGCCGTCAACTGGGCCGGCCCGCCAGGGCCTGGGGCGCCCTGTGGCGGCGGTGTGCCGGCCTGGGTCATGGGTTGGTTCTGGTCCTCGAACGCCGTGGGCTGGGCCTGGGCCTGCTGCTGGGCGAGCGCGGCCTGGCCGGCGTTCGAGTCCAGGATGCTGCCCGGTGGCGTGGGGGCCCCGGAGGTCAGTTGGCCGAGCTGCTGGGCCATCTGGGCGTTCTGCATCCGAAGCTGCTCAAGCTGGGCCACGATCGTCTGCACGCTGACCTGGGCTTGCACGGCCGCTGGGTTCAGGCTGACGTTGGACTGCTCCTGCGCGATGATCGCGAGTTCGGCCTCGGGAGCCTCTACGCCGATCTGGTTCATGGACGACCGCAGGCTGGACAGCTTGGCGTTGATCTTGTTGATCTCGTTCTGCGTGACCTCGGCGCTGTCGCGTGGCGTGATCTCGGGGGCGATGATCTTCCAGGAGTAAAACCCCTTGACGAGGTCCCCCACGCCAGCCGTGCGCTCGGCGCCGGTCTCCGGGTCCGTGCCCACGGAGATCTGGGGGTTCTTCTTCTCGGCCATGATCGTCCAGAACACCAGGAGTTCCTTCAAGCCGTTGTACAGCCGACGCCTTCTGGGGTCTAGGCGGTTCGAGGCGGCCTCGACCTGGATGGCGATGGCACGCCCGGAGGTGTCTGCGCCGGGGGTCTGCCCGAACAGGATCTCCGGAAGCCCGGTCAGCCTGTGGAACTCGTTCCAAAGCTCCTGCATCATCTCGTTGATCGGGAAGGTGTTGACGGACTTCGGCCAGGCGCCGGGGACGTTCTCGCCCACGCCCGTGACCTCGCCTGCCTTGGGCACGATGCCCACCGGCACGGTGTCGGCGCTGGGGCCGGACAGGTACCACGCCGGGTCAACGTCGTCGGCGATGTGCTGGAGGCCGTGGCTCAGGAGCCGGTTGAACTCGTCCTGGAGGTCCAGGATCGGCTCGATCGTGGACACGCCCTCCGGGCTGCCTGGCTCGTGGTCCTGCTCGATCACGATGTACGGGATGTCGGCAAGCTCGTCGTGCTCGTGCGGCCCGTCGATGATGATGCCGTTGATGAGGATGGCGTTGCAGACCTTGTCGTCGGACTTCTTGTACCAGTAGTCCCAGACGTTGACCTGGGTGCGCTCGTAGTCCGAGTGCTCCCGGTAGAACGCCCGGAAGTCGTCGTCGCGCTGGTTCAACGGGTCGTTGTGATCCCCGCCGTCAAGGTACAGGTGCGGGACTTGCGTGCCCTGGCCCTCGATGCGGACCCCTGGCCAGCGGTTCATGACTTCGATGTGGGAAAGCGCGTACTGGTACAGCGCCCAGTCGATGCGGGTGTAATCCGAGGACCCCCAGCCCAGTCGCAGGTTGGCCGGGTTCTCCACGACGGACACGTCGCCGCGCTTCAACCTGTCGTCCCAGTACGGCTTGAGGATGCCCTTGCCGTACATCGACTTGACCTGGCACAGCGTGTGCGCCCACACCTCGAACCCCGACAGGTCCAGCCATTGCAGGAGCAGGGCCTCGGCGCCCTCGGCGCGCTTGCGTTGCTCCGGGCCGAGGGTGGCCACGGGGATCGTGAACCTGGGCGGGATGCTCTGGAGCCTGGCGTCCACGTCCACGGCCATCTTGCACAGGTTGCTCGTTGTGTGGATCTTGCCTGGGCGCAGGGACTTGTCCTCTGGCCAGTGGTCGCCGTCGAACGGGTTGTAGTAGTGATGGAGCTTGCGGTACTTGCTGACGACGCGCGACTGGTAGCTCTCGCCGCTCGACCATCGTGCCCGTGCCTGGGCCTGCACCGCGGGCACGGAGTCGGCGACGGCGTCCAGCAGGAGCCTTTCGTCTTGCGTCATCGCCATCTAAGCTGTCTCCTCTGCGTGATCCGGGCCTCCGGATGTACGGGCACCTGTGACTGGCCCATCGTCATCGACGTGGCCACCATCTCTGCGCCCATCAGCGCCATCACCGTGTCCTGGCGGATCTTGTCGTCCTTCAATCGGTAGTTCAGGAGTTCCTGCCGGACCACGCGCCATGACTCCGGTAGCGCGATCTCGCCCTTGGTCAGGCGGTCCCGCAGGTTCGTCAGGGCCATGACCTTCTTCGCCGGGGCGCCGGCCATGTTGATGGGCCGCTTGGGGTTGATGGGCCCCAGTAGCTGCCGCATCACGGCCCCGCCCATGCTCGTGGCGTCGAACCCGAGGACTGCCCTGGAGGGCAGGCTCAGGACGTTGCGGTCGTAGTGGTTGTTGTACATCCCGTGGACCCGGTGCATCTCGCCAACGAGGGCCTCCACGGGGAGCGGCTTGGCCCAGTACCCGAGGTACACGCCGGTCCAGGGCTTCCTGGTCACGTCCAGCACGATGCAGACCGTTGGGTCCGAACTGATCGACAGGTCCCAGAACTCGGCGTATTGGTGGCCGGGGACCGGCAGGACTTCGGAGGGGAGGTCCCGGAACACCGACAGGATCGGGGCCTGCGGCACGAAGAACGCCTCCAGGGGTTCGAGGAACGAGCCCCTGAGTTGCTGCTCCTTGGTGGCCGGGTCCAGGGTGCGCTCCATGCGCTCGATCTCGGCCTGGTCGAGCCCGTACCCCAGGTTGTCGGTGATGACGGCCCAGGTCAGGACTGCCGAGTCGGCACGCCAGACCATGTCCTCGATCTCCTCGCCAGCGACCCTGATGGCCTCCATCTGGTCGAAGAAGTCGTTCATGCCGTCAGGGGTGCTGAACATCATCAGCGGGCCGCCAGAGGCGATGAGCCTGAGCATCAAGACCTCGTTCTTGACGCTCGTGAGGTAGTCCACGAACGCTGCCTCATCGACGCTGATGCCGGCTGCGCGGTACCCGAGGACGGCCTCGGCCTTGTGCTCGCTGGTCCGGAACATCGCCTGGGCCCCGTTGAAGAACCCCAGGCCGTCGTAGTAGTTCTCGACCTTGATCGGCTGCACCAGCCCCTGGGGGAGCTTGCAGCGGTCGCCCTGGGCGGGGTGCTCGCCGCGGATCAGGAGGCAGGCGTCCTTCCAGGCGTGGTACGCCTGCTGCTGGACGGGCCCGAGGTGGAGCCACAGGTACGGCGAGGTGCCCCAGGCGGCCATGTCCTTGGGGTCAACGCCGATCTTGTACAGACAGGCCCACAGGATGACGCACGCCTGGATCAGCGTCTTGCCGATCTGGTTGGCCGCCACGACCACGAGTTCCTTGAACCCCCAGTCGCGACGGTCGTTGACCTGCATCACCCTGGCGATGCGCTGCTGCGCCAGGTTCAGCCTGACCCCGAGGATGTCCTCGCAGAAGACCCGGAAGTCAGCGCCTTGCCTGAGAAGCTCGGCCGCCTCGCTTTGGGGCTTCGGGTTTGCCACTGAACTTGTCTCTCCCGTATCCCATCAGGCCGGCTAGATCGTCGGCCTTCTGTTGCAGTTCCCTGCGTTGCTTGTCGGTGAGTTTCCAGCGCGGATCGAGCAGGATGGGATTGAACTTGGCCTTGGCGAAGTCGTTGTCCTTCGGGTGGATGAAGCTCAGCGGCACGCCGTACTGTTCCGATGGCCCGGTGAAGTTTCCCATCCTGCTCATTGCTATGGCCTAGACGTTGGTGTTCTCGATGACGCTGGTGCAACCAGTGAGGTTCGTCCAGTCGGCACCCCCGAAGTTCGCGTCATTACCGGTGACGACGAGGGTGTCGGTGTAGCGCGCCGTGATCGGGCTTGGATAGCCGCTCACGGAGTACGCGGCGCCGTGTGTGACCACGTTGTCGCGGATGGTGACGTTCTGAGGGCGCGGATCGGAGCCGACTGGCGTCCCCGACAGGTTGGTGACATGCGCGACGAGCACCCACAGGTCGCGCTTGTTGCCCGCGTAGGAGCCGAAGCCGTAACCGTCGATGACGTTGCCGGACACCTCGACATCAGCGATGTGCCTAGTGGTGGGATTGGCCGTGCCGCCGATGACGGCGAAGCCACCACCGACGCTAGTGGAGGCGAACGTGCCCCATCGGTTGTTGCGGGCCACCAGGCCATCGAACCGTCGAAGGCTGGTGTTCGACTCGTCCTCGGGCTCGACATCGATGCCCCAGTATCCTGCGCGGTCGATGGTGTTGTCCTCGAAGACATGGTCCGAGCGGATCATCACGTTGGACTTGTTGTTGATGACCGCCGTGCAGCCCATCCGCCCGGTGTTCAGGCAGTAGTTGTGGTGGACATGCCCGGTCGTTCCCTGACGGAAGCGGACGAGGTCGCCACCCATGCCACGAACCAGGTTGTAGGCGAACTCGACGTTCGTCGCGACGCTGTATTCCAGGGCGTTGGCGTTCTCGTGGCCGCCACCAGGGTAGATGCCAGGGCTCGGGTTGGCGCCGCGGATGTCGAAGCCGCGGATGACGATGTCGTCGCAGGGGTTGCCGGTGAACGACACGTTCTCGAAGGAGTTGTATCTCGCTCCCACGATGAACGCGCTATGATGTGGTGACACCGACGCCCATGCCGGGTTGATCCGGCATCCGACATCCTGGTAGGCCGTGGCATCGCCCCTGATCCATGCACTCGAAGTGAGGGAGTGCCCCCACAGCGTGGTATGGCTCTTGTTGGAGATGCACAGACCGGTGTTGGTCTTCAAGGTGGCCGTTGATGGGAAGATCAGCCGCTTGTGATGGGTGGCATCGGCGCCATCCGCCTGGTCATCGATCCAGAAGTTCACACCCGGCGTGGAGTCGTTGACCCCGGTGTGGTCGATCGCGTAAGTGGTTCCTGCATGGACCCACGACGTGGGGAGGGTCACGTCGTCATACACCATGCCGGGAGGCGGTGGGGGTGGGGCCGAGAGCGTGGTGAACGCTGGCCCGAAAGCCTCGGTCTCCCCGGCCGTGACGCGAACGTCGTAGGTCACGCCGGCCGTCAGGCCGCTCAGTTGCTGGACGTGGTTCGCAAAATCGGAAGATGTCTCGTTCGGCCCTGCGACCCAGCCGCTGGTGCCGGCCACCCGATAGAAGCTCCTGGCAGGGCCAGGGGCGTCCAGGGAGAAGCTCACCGTCGCACCGGTCTGGGTGATGTTCAAGACCGTCAGGTTCGTGATGATCGGGCCTGGCGGGGGAGGTGGCGGTGGCGGTGGGGGCGGAGGTGGCGGGGGCGGGGGCGGCACGCCCTCCAGGGCATCCAGGCGGGCATCCAGATCAGCGATCTGCACGAGGAGCGCGGCGTTCACGGCCGAGAGTTCGGCATCAGAGGCTGCGACTGCGGCTTGGGCCTGGAGCGCGGCGATCGCGGCCTGGGCCGCCGCGATGTCCGGATCGATCGCATCGATCTGGGCCTGGAGTGGTTGGACGGCCTCGGAGATCGCAGCATCGACTGCGACCTCCACGGCCTCGCCAATGGGAGAGAAGTCTGCGGTCAATCTAGGCCCTTTCTGGGCTACGTGGGATCTCCCGAAACGTTACGCCGCTGCGGCCACCTGGACCGCCGTCTGGGTGCCTGCCGTGGAGTATTGCCGGCCGATCCATGCCGTGGCGGACACACACACCAGTTCCACGTACACGTTGGCTGCGATGGCGGACTCGGCATCAGCCTCGGCCCCGCCGTTGATGGCGACGGTGCCCGGTGCGCTGGACCGGATCTCGTAGCCCGTGGCGCCGTTCAGGAGGGCCACCCTGGTCCCTGGCGTGGGCGTGGGCAGCACGATGATGTGGTCGGCGCTGGCGGAAGTGACCACGATGAACTGCTCGCGTCCGGCATCAGCGATGGTGCCGGTCGTCAGGCCGTCAGCCGTGGCGGTGCGTGCGGTCGTGCCCTGCACCCCAAGGAGGAACTGGGTGTTCCCCAGGGCGTCCGGCACGGTGTAGGTCCGTGCGGCGGCCTGGGCGCCGACCACGATGCTAGTGGTGGAGTCCGTGTCGTTGTCGGTCTTCGAGATCGAGACCTTGCCCTTGGCGGCAGTGGTCGGGAACACGTCCACCGTGCCCGCCACGGCCGAGGCCCCGGCGTCGAAGTTCACGGCGACGACGTTGCGGAAGCTCCCGATGTCCTTGTTGGCGTCCACGACGGCGGCCTTGGAGGCCGTGACGGTGCCAGCGGTGACGCCGTTCAGCACGCCCACCTCGCCTGCGCTGAGGCCGGCCGCAGCCAGGGCGTTCAGTTCGTCGGCCGTGACCGTGAACGCCACGCCGTTCTCATCGACCATGGCGGCGTTCCACTGGTCCGGGGTGATGTCGCGGACGCGAGTCACGTCCGACCCGGTGGCCGCGCCCCCGGTGTAGATCTGGGTCGCCTGCTTGATGCTCATTGTGGCTATGCCCTCCGGTCCAGGACGCGGTACACGATGGCGATCGTCCCGGTCGCCGAAGCGTTGGTCTGGTTGGCGATGGTGATGGTCAGGGCCTCGTCCGCACGAACCACCGGCTTCTGGAAGTTCGTGGCGAAGATGATTGCCACGGCTTCCGAGGCCGTGGTATGACGGTTCAGGCCGCACGACTGGAAGCGGTCGATGCTGTCCGCGTCCACGGCCGTGATGTCGTAGTTGGCCGCAGGCGCCGTGGAGCCTGGGTTGGTGATGAGTTCAAGCAGTTCGCAGTCCGATGGGAAGCTCACGGCCAGGTTCGGCACGGCGCCCGTGCCGTCGTCGCCGACGAACGCGGTCAAGATCACGCCGATCGTGCTGAGTGCCGGCCTCGTATGCGAGGTCAGGGTGTGCGAACTGCCTGCCATCGGTTCCTCCTGGTCAGTTGATGATGTTGGATAGCTTGTTCAGTTCCTTGACGTGCTTCGCCGCCAGCCCGCGGAACACCTTCTCAAGCGAGGACATCTGGCCCCCCGAAACGAGGTGCTTCTCGTCCTTCACGGACTGCTCGAACGCCTGCTGCCACGCCGTTGCGGTCGTGACGTGCCTGGAGTCCTTGCCGCTTCCCAGGAGCTTGTAGAACTTGGATCTGGGGTGGTCGCTGGCGATGACGAACTGGATGACGGGATGCCTAGTCCAGCCAACCCGGCCGTCAGGAAGGAGACCATGCCAAGGAGGCTCGATCCTGGCGGTGGCGAACTGGGCGTTGTACCGTTGGAGGACCGGTTCGGCATCCAAGATCCTCGTCGCGACCCCGCCTACCTGGCTGTCAGGAAGGTACGGCTCTAGCTGGCTCATCGGCCACCCTCACGTCATCGTCCGGGGCTGCGCCCTCGAACTCTGCCTGCACGACGATCTTCGCGCCCTCCTGGGCCGCGATGGCCCGGTCAAGGCTGCGGTAGCTCCCGATGTACTCGCCCTCGGCGTCGAACAGCGCGAACCCGACCGTGGCGTCGATGATGCCTGGCGTCACGTCGATGTCCCTGGGAGTGTCGTTGTCCAGGAACAGATGCGGGACGCCCTTCGGGTCCGTGATCTCGTACAACTGGTCGCGCGCCTCAAGCCACTTGAGCGGGTAGGGCGCTAGGTTCGCGACCTCTCGGTAGATCTGGACCCCATTCACGACTGTCATGTCTCCTGGTACTCCCCTTCAAGGACTGCCATGCCGGCCGGCACCCTGCCGGTAAAGAGTTGGATGAGGATGTTGTGCGCGTCCCCCTTGGACTTCGACGCGGTCTTGATCTGGGTGGCCTTCAACGCGTGGTTGATCGTCACCTCGTCAGGGCTGTCGATGACCCTCCGTAGGCCCTGGGACACCACGGCGTCCAGGAAGTCCTGCTCGCTGACCCTGGCGGGCTGCACGCCATGTGCCTGCTCGCGCCTGGCGATCGCCGTGACGAACTTGTCCTTGGGGTTCTGGACGTGCTTGCGGTGCTTGTAGATGGTTTCCTTGTTGACCGTGGCCACCTGCCTGGAGGCCAGCCAGTCGTTCAGTTGCCCCGCGGTGTAGTCCAAGACTCGCTGATCGAACTGGTCCTGGAGCTTGGGGTCCACGAAGCTACACAGCTTGCAGTACCCAGGATGGCCGGCCCCAGCGGTCTGGAGGCCGTTCACGACCTTGACCATCAGGTCGCCTGGACCCCTACGGGCTTGGCGCTAGGGAGCTTGCGATGGCCCCGCATGATGTCGTAGCCCTTGCCCTTGTACGGGTTCGTCCGGGTGATGGCCCGGTTCCTGCGCACGTTGATGATCTCCTTGGCGGCCTGGCGGGTGCGGGTGTTCTGGATGGACTTGACATCCGGGCCCTCCTGGCCCAGGAACCTGCGGTCGTACCCCTGGGACAGCTTCGACCTGGCCCTCTGGAGGGCCGGCTGCCCGAAGCCGTTGATCTTGGTGTCGAGCTTCCGGCGCTTCACCCCGGCGTCCTGGAGGACGGCACGGGCCGCCATGTTCTCGAACCGCTGGAAGTCCATGCCCCGGAGCTTGCGCAGGCCCTTGGGGCTGGCGAACTTCCGCAGGGACTTGTACGGCTTGAGGTTGCGGATCACGAACCCGCGGTTCAGCGGGTCCTTGGTCAAGGGCTTCTTCCATAGCTGGTTCCCAGGCTGTTCGCCTGGGCTCGTGGAGAACCTGCCGACGCGGTTGTCCCTGACGGCCGGGTCCAGGGTCACGAGATGGCCGAGGATGCCACGTAGAACGTCCGTTCGCGGACGAACGGCGCTGGGCTAGTGCCGGTGATCTTCACCCGGTGGTACCCGGCCTGGGTGGGCACGTACACGCAGTCCCGCTGGCCGGTGGAGGTGCTCACCGTCGATGGGTTGCTCTCCGTGCCGTCCGGGCGCTCCACGAGGAACGTGGTGGAGCCGGGGCTGGTCAGCACGTCGGCCACGCGGATGGTGCAGCGGATGGCCACGGAGTCGCCGATGACGAAGCTCTGGTTGGCTGCCATCTAGCCTCCCTCCTCCTCCTCCTCGGTACCGGTGTGGATGTCGATGTCAACCTCCGCGTACCATGTGATCTCGATGTCGATGTCCATGGGCACGACCACGCTGGCCATGGGTCAGGCAGACCCGCTGGTCACGGTCACGCCGGAATGGATGTCGATGTCCACATCGACCTGGAACGTGATCTCGATGTCCACGTCTACCGGTACGACGCCCATGCTTCCCCCTAGACCATGTAAGCTACTGAGAACGCGATGACTGCGGTGTCCGCGACGTTGGCCTCGGTGATCGCCACGGACGCGGCCACGCCCTCCTGGTGCAGCACGATCGCCGTGGTGTTGGGCTCGACCCACCCGAGGGGCTGCGTCACCAGGGTGAGGTTGGCGTACTTGGAGACACTGGCCGACTGGAGCAGGCCCGCGGTGTTCTGCGAGGCGAACGGCAACCCCGTGATGCGGGCATCGCCCGTGCTGGAGCCGTTGCTGGTCAGGATGACCTGGCCCTGGCAGGACACCAGGTTGCCGATCTTGGTGTATCTGCCCACCTGCGTGCCGTAGGTGATGCCGGTGGTGCCACCGCCGAAGCTCATGCCTGGGGTGAACGAGTTCTCCTCGTAGTCGTCCAGGACGTTCGCCCCGGCATCTGGGGCCTGGGTGGCCGGGAACCCGATCCCCGGCACGTCGAGCTTGATGCTGGACTCGAAGTGGTCCGAGGCCGTCACGTCGAAGCCGTCCACCGTCACCGTGAGGTCAGGGGTGGCGATCGTCACCATCTCGACCGCACGAAGCCCCACGTTGTCGCCCCCGACCGTGATCGTGGAGCCGTCCTGGATGATGCCGGCCCCGCCCTGGACGTTATCGGACGAGTGCTGCGACAGTTCCACCGCCCCCAGGACGCCGATCAGCCACCAGTCGAAGTCGTCATCCGGGAAGATGAACCCGTCCGAGTCCTCCCAGACAGGCTCCACGGCACCGGAGTTGCCGGCCTCGCTGGGAGTGACCACTAGCTGGAGGTCGTTCCACGTCACGAGGATGCGGTCGCCCTCGACGTACGCGGTGACGGTCGCCCAGACCTCTCCAGGGTCCTGGACGTGGACGGCTATGCCGCGGTTGTTGGGCATCAGCCCCTGATCTCCACTGCGAACCTAACCGAGTAGTCCATCACGCCCAGGACGAGGGCCGGATCGCCAGACCTGGCGCATAACTCGAAGCGATCACCTGCCTGCAAGGGGATCGGTCGGCTCACGAGCGTCACTCCGGAGTTGGATGGGTTGCTGCCCTGCTGTTGCACGGCGATGGGGTTGTTCGCGTCACCGTTGCGAAAGATCTTGAGTTCGGCGTAGGTGGTGTCCCCGGTCCAGATCGCGGAAGCCCAAAAGACGCCCCTGCGCCCAGGCGTACCCTTCGGTATGGGGCCCAGGATGGTGGGGGACGATGGCGACCACAGTCCGTCATCATCGTATTCCACGGAGTCGAACGGGACGGTCGCGTTGAACGGGCCTGTCGGCCAATCCGTCGTGCGTCTGACCGAGGTTCCCCAGATCAACTGACCAGGTACAGCGACGCTTGGCTGCCCTCGGCCACGTCGCCGCCAGCGAACAGCAGCGTCACCTGCGTGATGGCAGCGGCCGAGCGCCAGTGGATGTGACATTGGTTGGTGCTCACGCCGCCACTGCTCTCGGCGGTGACTTCGGAGCCGACGACGGTGCCGCTCTTGCGGTACAGCGTGCTCGCGTAGTACGGGATCTCGATGGTCAAGAACGAGAACAGCCCCGCAGTCGCGGAGGCCCCACCTGGCTGGGCGATGAGCCACTGGGCCGTGCCCTGCTGCTCGGTCGTGATCTCGCTCGTCTGGAACGAGATGTACCTCTGGATGTCGTAGTTGGTGCCGGTGTCGCCGTTGACGCGGAGGTACAGGTCGTCGAAGGCAGCAGCCTTCTCGCCGCGCATCATGCACTCGATGACGATGTGACGGGCCGTGCCAGGGATGCTCGTGAAGTCGAAGCTGGCGGACCCACCCACGCCCGCGACCTTTTCCTCGTGCAGCGTCATCCCGCCAGCCCATTCCACGTCCAGGGTGGCAGCCGCGCGGGCACGGAGCACCTGATAGTCGCTGCCGACCGCCAGGTTGTTGGCGGTGTCGGCGCCAGTCCCCACGGCGAGGTCCCCACCAGCGTCCCAGATGGCGTCGGTCGCCACGTCACCGGAGCCGCCAGGGGCCGCTCCCCACTTGAGGCCGGTGGTCTCGCCCGAGTCCGCTATCAGGATCTCGTCATCGGAGCCCACCGTCAGGATGCCCACGGTGTTGTCGGCAGTGCCGACATACAGGTCGCCCTTGGCGGCGATGGCGGACTCCAGGACGTACCCAGGATGCGGGTCCGCTGCGGCGACGTGGGCCTCGTTGTCGGCCTGTAGCTCGGCCAGGGCGCCCTCCACGTCGGTCGCCGTGAAGTCGTTGCCGGCGTCCGCGATGCTGATAGCCGAGGCGTCGTGGGCGTCAGAGGTGTCCGCGAGGTGGGCCGCCAGCGCAGCGCCGCTGAGGGCTGTCTCGGCGCCTGCGTCGTCCTTGGAGTACAGGAGCCCATCAGTCTTGGCGTACACCACCACCAGGCCCGAGGCCGGGGTGCTGGCCGCCGCGGACTCCGCGAACGTGAGCTTGCTGGACTCGTGGAGGTCGATCCTGGTCATGCCGGCAAGTGTCTCCTCACGTCTTCATCAGGTAGGCCAGGGAGTAGAACGGGGGCTCATGGTTGGGCGCGTCATGCGTGTAGGACGCCACGCCACCGGCCGGGTTCTGGGTCGTGATGCCGGTCGTGGCCGACTGGACGTGAGGCTGGTTGGCGCCCGAGATGGTCGATGAGGTGTCCAGCGTCCCGGTGACTATGGAGGACACGGACCCGGTGGTGGCCGACCGCGGGAGGAACTGGTGCGCGTGGCCGGGGTCCGTGATGGGATGCGTGTGGTTGATGATCCCGGTGTGGGGCGCATGGGTGTGCGTCGATGCCCCGCCCGTGACGCCGGGGTTGGCGCCGGCAGCCGCACCCTTGACGAACCTGCTGCGAAGGTCTGGCGTGCCGTTGGTGCCGTCGCACAGCCGCCAGCCTGCCGGGACGTTGGCGAGCAAGCCGGACCACATGACGATGATGCCTGCCGCGATGCCCGTGCCGGCCGGCCCCTGGACGCCCTGGATGCCCTGTATCCCTGGCGGTCCCTGGATGCCCTGCGAGCCTGCACTCCCGGCCAGGCCGGGTGGCCCCTGGATGCCCTGGGGCCCCGGAGGGCCCTCTGGCCCTGGGGGGCCTTCTGCCCCGATCTCGCCCACGCCGCCCTGGGGCGCCGACTCAAGGGTCGTGATGGACCCCGACATCGATGCCAGGAGCGACCCCACGGCCATGCCGTCGATGTTCATCGTCATTCCGCGTACACATAGTCGAAGCCGTCCTCGGTCCAGACTGGCTCTGGCGGGTCGGAGAAGTATTCCGACATGATGATCTGCCCGCCACCGCTGCCGCTGCCACCCGATGCCGCGACGGCCTCCCAGTTGCCGCTGGAGTCCACGTACGTGAGAACGTCGCCATCGGCTGGGGTGGGAGCGTCCACGTCATCGAGGTCATCGAGGTTCCCCACATGGTCGTTGTTCCACAGGCTGGACCTGGTGACGGTGGTGTCGTGGCGAATGCTCATGGGTCAGAACTGCGGGTCGCGGTACTGCACGGGCACGGTGCTTCGCGCGGGCGTGTAAACGATGGCGTCGGCGATCTGCACCACCGTGCCGTCGTCCATGACCCAGGCAGGCTGGGGCCCAGGCACCGGTCGCCGTGGCCCTTGCTTCAACGCTCCCCGGTTCGGGGACGGGGCCGGCCGATTGCCCGATGCCTGGGCGAGGGCCCGAGCGGTCGCCCGCTGGAGCCTGATGTCTAGTACCGCTTCCGGGACTTGGCCGACACCTTGGTGGTGCGGGCCTTGGCCGGGGCCTTCGCCTTCGGCTTGGGGGCCTTCGGCAGCGTGCTCACCAGCCGCGAGTTCCTGACGGTCTCCTCGGCGCCCTCGGCCGTGGCCCCGGCGTTCCTGCGCTTCATCTGCTCGAAGAACGGGTTGGTCCGGTAGGTCTTGTCGGTCTTCGGCACGGTGGGCTGCTTCCGCACGCTCACGGTTTTGGAGCCGCCGATGTTGACCCCCAGGGACTTCAACCCGGACCTGACGGCCTCGTGGACGGGGCCCTTGTACTTGGATGCCATCAGTTCCTCGCGCCCTTCTTGAGTAGCTTGGATTGTGCGGGTGTGGTCCCGCTGATGCGTCCCCGGCCACTGGCGGCACGGGTCTCGCGGATGCTCGTGAGCTGCCCCAGGATGCCGGGGTTGGCCTTCAAGGCCTTGCGGGACGCCTCGGGCAGGCTGCGGAACGTCCGGAGGGCCTTCCTGCCGCCACCTGCGGCCATGATCGCGGCCTTCCCGGAGCCGGCCTTGGCCGGACCCCTGATCGGGGTCTGCGGCTGCGCCTTAGCCATCGATGTCGCCCTCGTAGGGGTCCGGGTCCTCGCCGTCCACGCCGCCAGCAGGGTCGATCTCGGGCGCGTCGCTCGCGAACCCGAAGTCGAAGTCGTCATCTGGCTCGAACACCTGTTCGATGGCGGCCACGCGGGCCTCCAGGGCGGTTACGGTGGCGTCGATCTCGGCCACGGCGTTGGCGGCCCACTCGTAGAGGCTTGCCACATCGCCGGAGATCGGGGTCCCGCTCTCGTCAAGCCATTCGGGGATGGTCATCTCTCTCCTGTGCGCTACTCAAGGGTGCTCGCGCGGCCGAGGTCGAACCCCACGCCGCTGAACAGCAGGTTCATGTCGTTGGCGGCCCGGAAGCTCCGCGTGACCTGGGCGTGGGTCCTGGGGCGGGGTTCCGAGGCCCCCTCGGGCGCGTCCGGCACGTCCGGCGGACGCTCCATCGACGCCTTCGCGAGCCCCGTGACCATCTGGTCCATCAGGAGCGCGTAAGCCGACAGCCCACAGTCCGGGCAGTACGTCCACGCCGGCATCAGGGCGCCCTGTTCCATCACGCTGATCGTCTTCCAGGAGTGCTCCGTCAGCCCGTCCTCGTGCATCTTCCCTCCAGGGCACACCTAGCCTTAAGCGAGCCCTTTGTCCCCATCTCTCCCCGTTCCGTGCCGCCATCAGACCCAGTCCTTGAGCCCCCCAGGGCTCGAAGGACGGTCTTCATCAGACAGCAATACGACTCCTCTATATAGAGTGCAGGTCAAAACGCGATCCGTGACAAAAAATGCACGGGAAATCCCGAAAATAGGTCGAAAAGGGGTACTTAGGGGTAGTTTGAGCCTCCAGAAGGGCTTTCAGAGCTAGCGGCACGAGGTGCCAAGGGAGGGTCTGGACCTGGGTTGTGCTTGTGGTTTGAGGGTATCTCTTCCCCCCCAGACGTACCCCCCAAACCCCTGCTACCCCACCCGCCTCCAGCCGTCATCGGAAGGTTCGCAGCGTGTCATCACTCCACACCATGCGTACTATTCACACCATGTGTACTACTAACGTAGGTTAGTCTTACAGGGTAGGGGTGTCTGAGGCTCACTGGTGAGACAATGGTCGAGAGAATGCCTGTGCCTCTTCCCTCACCCTGCCTCGTCGCCTACCCTTGCCTATTCCCTAGTTCCCTATGGGGATATGCTTGACAACTTCTGGCGCAAGTCTCATTGTGGTGACTGTTCCACTCAACGCACGGGAGTACAGGCACCCATGACACGCACCGAACGGCTCGCGCGCCTAGACGATTACCGCCGACGCGGCCTCATCACTCGCGAGGAATGGACGGAGGCGTACCGTTCCGAATGGTCCGCGTTCCGAACAGAGCGACTTGCACAGACACGGAAGGATGCCTGACATGGGAACGACCGAACGACCGTCAATCCGGATGACCTATCGCGACATCGTCCGGACCTACTCCGACAACGTGGACAAAGGCTACGCTGACACCGACTTGACTCCGCGCGAGCGTAGGCTAGTCCGGACCATGCTCAACATCGCCAGCAACGCAGGCATGGCATCGGTGCACTACCCTCCGACAGACTACACTCGGGATGACGTGTGCCAATACCTAGGAAACGTGCTTTGGGAGTCTCGCGCGCTCGTGCAAGCCGTGTCGCCGGCATCGGCCGATGCGTTCGAGTCCGCCGCGGAGCGTGCCATCGCCATTATCCGGAACGTCTAGACTTGTCATCATGGCGCCTGATCCTCGCCGATCAGGCGCCAGAGTGACTAGGCCAGACTAGCCTAGCTGGACAGCACGGGAGTACAGCACGATGATGGACGACTACGTTCGACAGCGCGCCATGGCGCGCGAACAGGCCGCAGGGTTCCGGCCTCCAGTCTCAGGAAAGCCTACGCGCGGCCGCAAGTCACCGTACATCGACATGTCTAGGCTGGACCTAGATGCCGAGCGCGTGCGCGGTACCGCGGCATCCCGCAGCGGACTGCTACGTGCCATGGGAAGTCACCGGACAACGTACGGTGGCCGGCCATGACACGCGAGGACTGGCTGCTGTCGGCCGCCGATGCGCTGTCAACGGACATCCTCGCGCCGAATGGCGCGACCGTTCCGGCCGGCGTGCGCGTGTCAATCGGGTTCCCTCGCGGTTCCCATGGCCGCGCGCGTGCGATAGGCCAATGCTGGAGCCCTTCGGCGGTCGCTGACGGCAGGCACGCGGTGTTCATCTCGCCAGTGCTCACCGACCCGGTTAGGATGCTGGACGTGCTGCTACACGAGCTAGTCCATGCGTCCGTGCCCGTAGGGTCCGGACATCGCAAGCCGTTTAGCTCACTGGCAGCTAAGTGTGGACTAATCAAGCCGTGGACCGCCACTAGCGCATCGCCCGAGCTGGCGACTACGTTACGTGCGCTGTCCGAACGTCTAGGGCCGCTGGACCATGCCGGCATCGCCGACGCCAGCATCCCTCGCCAGACGACGCGCATGCTCAAGCTGCAATGCGAATGCGGTTACACCGTCCGGACGACCCGGACATGGATTGACTACGGCTTGCCATCCTGCCCATTCGGGCATTTCCTGTATCCGTCTGTTTAAACGGACAGAAAGCGAGTACCCTACGATGCGCACCATATCAGACGCACTAGACGATACCCTCCGGAATGGTGGCGGGACGTTCGACGCGTTGACGTTGGAGCCCGTCACATCGGGACCGTGGGCCGTGGGCGGTAGCCTCCCCGGCATCGTGCTGGACGCGTCCGGCGACGGATACCATCGGAGGCTAGCGTTCGGCAATGCCTACTTGGACCTACTGACTAGCGGCGCCCGCATCATCGGGACATGGATAGACGATGGGAGGCTGTACATCGACGCTATCGAACTGATCGAGTCCACGGACGATGCGCTGAGGCTCGCTGCCGAACGTGGCGAGCTTGCGGTGTATCACATCACGGACAAGCGCACGCTAACCGTGCGAGAAAGCGAGTAACCCATGGACGACTACGCTTACATAGTCGTTTCCGACTCTGGCGACGACCTCCCCGAATACTTCGGGCCGTTCCTGACCGCACGTGACGCGCGAACGTTCGAGGATGCCCTAATCGCGCGCTACATCACGGATGGGCCGCCATTGCGCGCGAGCTATACTTGGGAAGATACCGTCCACGTCGAAACGCTACAGTCAGGAGACCGACTCCCATGATGGTAGACACTCGGGTTTACGGTTACATCGGCGACGGGTTCGCCGTCCATGCGGATTGCTTAAACGGCCGCATCACGGACGAGTCTGACCTTACCGCGTTGTTCTCCCACATGGACGAGGATAACCGAGGACTGTCCTGCGATACGTGCGGCGGATGGATATTCGAGCCGTATCCCGAAGGCATCGCGCTGGAGATTATCGAGGACGCCCTACGCTACGCACCTGCCGACAACACCACGCGCTACAGCGCCGCGCGAGACATCCTCGCCGCACTGGAGTTAGAGTTTGGCACGGTAAGCGGATGGTGAGCACGAGCGGGCGCGCGCTGACGCGCCGAGCCGGCGTGTCCGTGGCTGCCATGACCGCTAACGTCACTGCATGGTACGGCACCGCCGACGACACGGTACGCGCCGAAGGTCGGGCATGGTACGCGACAGCGCATGAGCTATGCGCCAGCATGGCGCGCGACTCGCGCCGACCGCTGAGCGTGGCTGCCGGCGTGGTCGCGGCGCTGTCGCCGCAAGTCGAATGGTCGCGCAACCTCGAACTGGCACGACGTGCGCTATCGGATGGTCGCGCCAGCGGCGCGCTCGGCGGTAGCTGCCGGAAGGCCGATGCCGTGCTAGCAGGGTCGAACGTGCTCGACGTGCTCCGCGGGCCGAAGACGCGCGCGTTCTACACCGCCATCCTGACCGCTGGCACCGAAGGCACGGCAGTCATTGACACATGGGCCGTGCGCGCCGCTACGCTTCTGACATATTCCCAAGTGTCGCCGCGAGCCTACCCTGACGTAGCCTATGCATATGCATCGGCCGCCATGGCGCTCGACGCGCCAGTACATCATGTCCAAGCGACGGTATGGCTAGCCATCCGCTCGCGCCAGCTAACCCTAGGGTTCTAGAAAGGAGCGTATAAACGATGGCATTCTCGGCAGGGTACTTCCCACCGGCCCATATCATCGACTGGGCCACCGCCGACCGATACCTGTCGGCCGGTCGCACCGAACGCAACCGTACTTCGCGCAAGGTAGGCAACAACACGTACCTGATGCGCGACGCGTACCACGACGATGACATCCAGGTCATCCTGCATTACACTCCGGTGGTGACGTACCATCGCGACGGCACCACGACGCTCAGGACCGGTGGCTGGTGGACCCGGACGACATGGAGCCGGGTCAACGCGTACTCGCCGGTCGCGGTTGTGTCGCACCGCGGGCATCGCTGGCTCATGGCACGCGGCATGCTCATCCAGCCGTTCCATGACGGCATCACGGTAGACAACAACGGAAGGGTGGTGTGCACATGATAGCCAAGCCCGGAGACAAGACCCGAGGCGGCATCGTCCCGCCCATCGGCTCGCGCTGTCCGTGCGGCCGACCGGCCCAGGTAGCGTGTAGCTGCAAATGCTCCGCGCCCCCGGTTTGTAGGACGTGCATCAGGGAAGGCAGGGTAGGATGATGGACTTTAGCGTACAAGGGCTTATCAACAGCGGCATGGCATGGCGGCTCGAAGGCAGCGTAGGACGTGGCTGCATGGACGACATCGAGTCCGGGCGGGCAATCCTGGGCCCCGAGGGGCACCGGGACTACTGGGGAAACTACATCCCGTCACGGCACGAGGTTGAGCCCGGTTCGCTAGGCAGCTTGGACTATGCTAACGACATCCTCGATGCCGATTACACCGAGGATGACTTTGACAACGGCGTGGTCGGAGCCGACCTGGATGATGAAGACGGACGATGACTAACGACGAGTGCCAGTACGACGCGCAGACGGACCCCGATGGGGCACCGAAGTATTGCAAGGCCCCGGCCGTCGTGAGGTTGTGGCGGCAGTACGTCTGGACGCGGCTCGCGCACCCGTTGTGCGAACGTCACTGGGTCCGAGCGCAGGCCATGACGGACGACCTGGACATGACCGTTTACACGGTGGAAAGGATAGGAGGCACCGATGTTGGCAGTACATAGGTTCTGGGCCGGACCCAAGTTCGAGGGGTACGACTGGATAGAGGCCACCGTGCGCTCGACCCTGGGGGCGGATGTCATCACCACGCTGGACGTGCTTGCCCATGGCACCATCGATTACGAACAGGTGCGCGCCGAGGACATCGTGCGCCACGACTCCAACATCTTCCGCCTCATGACGCTGTACAGGTTCGGCGGGTTGTGGCTGGACTGCGATGTGGTCCCGCTGTCAAAGACGCTGATGGTCGGCGGCCCGTACACGGCAGCCCTGGACGACGGCAGGCGGGAGGGCGCCGTCATGTGGTTCCCCGAACCCGAGCACCCATGGCTGGATGCCGCCATCGACGGCATCATGGCGCAGCCCCAGTCCGACACAGCTAGGTCCGTGGATGTCTCGGGAGCGCACTACCTGGACTCGCTGCCCGACCTGGGCGTGGCTCGCAGGCACAACGTGTTCAGCCACGACAGCGCAGGGCGTCCGCTGACGACGATGCCAGAGGCCGTCCATCTTTGGCACACCAGCAGCAAACGGCACGAGCCATGACGGACCCCGAGCATTGGGCCATCAGACTCAGGGCCATGGACAGGGAAAGGACGAGGCTAGTGAGCACGGACAGGCACGCCAATGCCAGGGACCGCAAGCGGGACAAATCCAGGCACCAGGACGCGATGCGTGGCAAGCGCAGCGTGTTCGAGGTCCAGAAGGCCATAGTCAAGCGAGGCCGACAGGCCAGGGAGGCGCTACGCATCAGGACCGAGAAGCCATGAGCACGCCACAATCGAGACCCATGGCGGCCTGCCCCAAGTGTGGCGGCAGGAAACTCGCCAGCACGCCGGGGAACTGCGCGTGGTGCAAGAAGGGCTCGACATTGGCCGGACGGCAGGCCGTGCTACGGAAGCGCAGGGACATCCGATTGGCCATCTACCATGCGAAGCCAAAGGACGCCGATCTACAGACATGGTACGAGCAGTACCTTCGGGTGTACGAAGCTACCATCGCCCTGGGCCATGACCTGACGCCAGAGTCCCCGGACGGGGAGCGCGGGCAGTACATAGCGTACTGCGTGGCGTGCGAAGGGTTCCTGGTGGGCGACCCGAACGAGTTCGACTCCGATGGCGTCACCCCCATGCCGTACTACGGCAGGGCCTATGACGTGGTATGCCCCGGCCACCCCCCTGTGAGGGCGCCGAGGCGCAGCGAGATGGATTTCGACTGGGGCACGACCAAGCCCGAGGATGAACCCCTGGAACGCAGCCCCGTCACGGATGACCACGCATGGAACTGGGCCGACGACACGAACTACCGAAGAAAGGCAAGGCGCCGTGGGACTGCGTAAGGAATACCTGACCAGCGGCCAGGTCGTCATCGGCAAGGTGCGGCTGCTAGAGCTTCTCGCCAAGGAGAAGCACCACGACGGGTACCTTCGGGTGGCCGTGGCCATGACGCCGAGGCAACTGGAGCACATCGAGCTTCTGAGGCAGGCCAAGGACCGGTTCTCGAAACTCGAAGGCAACTACCACATGGGCTGGCTCGACTGTTTAAATGAACAGAACCGGCTGCTGATGGACGAGCTACGTAGGGCCGGCGACGCCGTGCCCTTTGTCCTCAACCTCGGGGGTCCACCCGTACCTGACTAGCTCCCAACCAGGCGGCAGCAGTTCGCAGAACACCTGCCCCAGAAGCTCCAGTATGAGCCCGTCAGCAGACAGCGACGGGAACATGGACCTGAGGGCCTGCTGCGCCGCATCATGGGCGCCCACCGCATGGTGCCTCATGTCCCGCTGTCGTCCCACGACTCGGGTTCCAGGCCGGACGGCCCGCTGATGCGGTTGTCGGCGAACTTGTGCTCGGCCACCTGCTCGGCGATGATGCCCTGGATGTTCGGAGCCGCCCAACCTGGTGGCTTCAACCGCTTGCCGTCCTCGCGAACGGCGCCCTTGGTCTTGGCGAGGTTGGCGTTCTGCACGGCCTCCCACACGTCGTTCAACGTGATGCCGAACGTGCTCGCCGTGCCCACCAGGACGTACACCAGGTCGGCGATGCCATCGGCAAGCTCGGCCAGGAGGTCAAGCTCCCTGCCCCTCGACAGGCTCGGGTTGCCCAGTTCGATGAGGGCATCGATGGTCTCATCGAACTCCTCGGTGACGAGTCGGATGCGCAGCTTGCGTTCCTCGTCGGGCGGTGTCTGGGGGTACCCTCGCACCGTCTGGCCCATGGCACGCATGAACCTGTTCACGTCCTCTTGTAGCAATGCCGCACCGTTCATGACGCTAAACACCCTTTCTTGCCCCCTTCGGGGCTGCTACCCGGCGCTGTGACCTCCGTGGTGGCGATCCCAGGTACGCCAAGCAGCCCGATGGCCCGCCCTTGTTGTGCGGGATGTACTCCAAACGTGTCGAGCCGCATGAGAAGCACCATGACGCTGCTGCCGAACCGGCACCACAGTCCAGGCACCTGGAGTCGAGTTGCCCTCGTGCCCAGGCACCGAAGTCAGTCACCCCACAACCCTCCCGTGGGGCGTGGCATCTGCGGCTCGGGATAGACCAGGCCACGGGACGTTCCTTGGCCCTTCATCGTAGGCGTGGCCGTTTGTATGCAGCGATAGTACACACCGCAGGCAAACACGAGCCCACGGCCAGACGTGTCGTGGGATATCGGGTACCACGCATGAGCATGGGCCTGAACTAGCGCGGTCATGTGCCATCGTCAGCGAGGCGCAGGGTAGCCGTCCTGTACAGTAGGTCATCGACTCGCTGCCGCTCGACTGCCAGCCACCGCTCCAGGGTGTCCGACTCCACGACGACGGGCTTGATGCCAAGGGCCTCGCCGAGCGCGTCGTACAACGGGCGGGCGAAGTCCACGGGTATCCGGGCGAAGGTCTCGTCCTCCAGGCTGGTACCCTCGCTGAACGTCGCCGTGGTCTCGACGTAGGGCTGGGGATGGCTGAACACGCTGGTCAGGCCATCGCCCATCCTGCGAAACAGGTACGCCTTGTACGTCTGGCTCAGCGGGTCGGCGTGGTCCCCACCAGGGGGTATGACCCTGGCTTGGGGCCGGTACAGGTCATTCGTCATCGAGCGGTACCTCCCACCTGCGTATCTCGGCCTCCTGGTGCCGGGTCAGGATGCCCGAGGCTCGCTGGAACTCGGCGAGTCCGACATCGTGGTCTCGGCACCACTGCTCGAACCATTCGTCGGCGGGATCATCGGTTCCAGGATATCGGCCAGCTTGGCGGCCTCTCGTGCGCTTACGGCCCATTGTGCGCTCAGGAACACCTGCCCGCACATCCGGCACTTGTGTACCCGGTACGTCTTCCCGAACCGGTCGATCTGCATCCTCCAGGTTCGAGGCCCGATCGTCGGGCGGTGTATCTGGTCCGAGTCGCACGTCGGGCACCGCATCACCAGACACCGAACGCGTAACCGACGATGGCCCCTGCCAGGAACCCGGAGATGACCGGGGCGTGGCGATGCAGGTACCCTTCGACCCTGGTATGGGCAACGGCTGCCCATAGCCTGGTTGTCTCGGTCCTAGTTGGTTCTCTTGGCGGGTTCAGTGGCATCGGAGGTTCCCCCCACGGCCGTGAGCACCAACTCCACGATGAGTTCGAGGCGCTTGTTGGCCAGGTCTTGCTGGGCGATGACCCAGTCGGTCTCGGCACCGACCAGGTCCACGTCCATGTCGGCCATGGCGCGAGCCATGCCGTCCGTGCGCTTGTCATCAAGCGCCTTGTATCTAAGGAACGCCTCGCTGTGGGCGCGACGTGCCCTGCGCAGGGCGTCAGCAGCCTCCAGGAGCGTCATGCTTGAAGCACCACGAACTTATAGGCAGGGCGCCGGCAGCCGGTGCAGCCCTCCCAATCGTCATGGTCATGCAGGCCGAAGTCGTTCTTCTCGATGTACATGGACTTGTTGCCGTCGTCACGTGCGGTCTGAGCCACGTCACGCCTGGCGTCGTTGAAGCGCCAGCAGTCGATCGGGTAGTACCACTCGCCCAAGTCCTCGGACACGTACGGTCCCGGATCGATCATAGCTGGGCCCTCGCCCTGGCCAGGCTGCGCTCGAACCAGCGTTGGCCGTCCCGCATCTCCCGCATCTTCTCGCCGATGCCACCGGACTCGAACGTCGCAAGGATCTCCCCGTCGTTGAACCCCCGCCGTGCCAATTCGCACATGACCTTGAACGCCTGCTCGCTGCGCTGCCCCTGGGGTGCGCCATCCCGGATGAGGTCTTCCAACCAGCCGGCCTCGCTCCTGACTACCCGATACCCAACCAGCCTGGACGGTGGCGGCTCGATCGACTCGAACCCCTCCTCGGACCAGCAGTGGAAGTCCCGGAACCTGCGGACGTTGGTCGTGTCGAACACGATGGCCCGCACCGGCATCGGGTAGTCCGGGTCCTTCCAGTTCATGGTGCCTGGTATGCGCAGGATGCGCGCCATGTCATACACATGGTCGCCTCGGAGGTCTTGCGCGATGCCACGCATGGCAAGGTAGGCCATGTGCCACGGCACGGGTGCGTCGAGCTTCCAGTACGCATGGTACCCATGCCCGGAGTCCACCACCACGGACGGTGACACGTAGGCCCTGGTCAGACGCTGCAACGCAAGCTGCTTCGACCCCACGAGCTTGGCATCCAGGTCGGCCCAGAGCACGGTGGTCTCGGCACTGATGGCCTCGGACCCACCAGCCCTCTCGATCCTGGGCAGCACTCCGAAGTACGCTTCCCAACCCTTGTCGGACTCGCCCAGCGCAAGATCGACGGCGGCCTGACGGTCGGACTCCCACCACTGGTGGACCTTGCCCTGGCGGATCGAGCGTACCTCGACGTACCCGCCAGGCGGCATCACGAAGTCCAGGAAGTCACGCACAGCTTCGGCCGGCCCGTGGCGACACGCCGTAAGGTCCCAAGGGGGGCAGGTGCGAGCACTTGCAGGCGTGGTCTTCGACTGGGTCCTCGATGATTGGTTCGGGCTGGCCATAAGGCGGCCGGGTCTTGATGATGTCGTCAGGGTTGAGGTTGGGCGACCATGCCTCGCCGTTGGCCACCTGGCTCAGGACACGCAGGTACTCGTTGACGAGCTTGCGCATGTCGGCGGTGTCCAGGATGATCTCGTACCCGATCTCGCGATCGTCGTCCTCCACCAGGACGCTGATGCCGTTGACGGCGGTCTCGTCGTCGGTCCACCTCCTGATCGGCCAGGCATGGGCCTTGACCTCATACGGCGCGTCCTCGTATCCTTCCATGCGGTACGCTTTCACAGGTCTTCATCCTCCTGGGGGTGACGGCGGGCGGTGGTGCCGCCCTGGGGTGACTTGACGAACCAGTCCACGATCCCGACTCGGCGGGCGTTCAGGTTGTCCTGGATGATGCCCTGGAACTCAGTGGTGTAGGGCCAGCCCTCCAGCACGACTGGCGTGCCCTTGCGGACGGTCTTCATCACGAAGTCCTGGAGTTGCTGGTCGTTCACCGTGACGCCATACCACCGGGTGGCATCGGGACGGTCGGACCCGTACTCGCGGTTCACGCCGACCCGGAAGCTCACGAACGCGCCCTTGCTGGACTCGCGCTCGGCGGGATCGGCGGCCACGTTGCCGGCGATCTGGATCAGGTCGGTCTTCTCGTACTCAGGCATTCGTGCCCCTCCCTAGGATGATGTCAGCCTCATGGCTTTCGATGTAGTCCGCTGCGGCTCGCAGTATACCAGGGTTGTCATAAGCGTGTGCGAGCAAGGTGTTGTCGCGAAAGCACGTCAAGCCCCTGACGCGCCCGGTCTTGTGATCATGTTCGACATGCAACCGACGACGCTTCGGCGGGCGATGGCATATCCAGCAAGCCCCTCCATGGGCCGCCAGGAGGTTGTCGTAGTCCTCCAGCGTGATGTTGTAGGTCCGCTGGAGGTACCGGTCACGAGCACGGGTCTTAGCAGCAGCCGTGGCCATGGTCGATCGGGATGTAATCCAGGCCGGTTATGGCGGTGGCCAGTTGGTTGATGGCCCGCTCTTGGAACCTGGAATACAGGTCCATGGAGTCCACGTCCCTGCCGTTGCAGGCGACGAACTGCATGTCGGCCAGGACCAGGTGCAGGAGTTCATGGCAGATCAGGCGGTCTTGTTGGTCCTTGTCGGCGTGAGGGTTGATGTACAGGGTCGCCACGAGTTCGTCCTCCTGGCGCACGATGTATGCGTCCTCGCCGTGGTCGAAGTCGAAGTCGTCGGCCAGATCGATCTCCCAGGCTTCCAGGGATAGCTGTCCCTGGAGCGACTGGATCACCATGGCCACCTCTGGCCTGTTTATGTTCGGGTCCATCATGCCTCCGTATCCAGCCTGACGTGCGTGCCGTCGAACACCACGTTTATACGCGCCAACGGGCCCTGGCGGTTCTTGAGGATGTCGATCTCCAGCAGGCTATCGAACTCGCCGCCGCGATCGCGATGCAGGCCAAGCACCACATCAGCATCCTGCTCGACGGCCCCGCTGTCCCGGATGTCCGACAGTCGTGGGTGTGGGTCCGAACGGTACTCCGACTGACGGTTGAGTTGGGACAGTACCAGGATCGGCACGTCGTGCTCCCTCGCCAGGGCCTTGAGTGACCGGCTGATGCGTCCGATGCGTTGGTTGTCATTGTCACCCTTGTCGTTCAGCAGTTGCAGGTAGTCCACGATGATGCCACGCAGCCCGCCAGCGCGGAGCTTGACCTCGGCGGCAGCGGCACGTATGGTCTCGGTCGTGGCGTAGGGGTTGTCCACGTACCACAGGTTGACGGCCTGCCTGGCCGCCAGGGTCGTGTCGATCCTGCGCTCGTCCTCGTCGCCCAGGGTGCCTCGCACCACGCTGGCGCTGGGCAGGTTGCCGTCACGGCTGACGGCACGGTCCATCAACTGGGCCAGGCTCATCTCGATGCTGACGAACAGCACCGGGAAGTCGCTCTCGAACGCCCAGGCGTCGGCGATGTGCTCGGCCAGCACGCTCTTGCCGATGCTGGGTCGTGCCGCCACGACGATCATGTCACCGCCATGCGCCGGCTGGAGGTGCCTGTCCAGGGCCGTGATGCCATACGCCTGCCCCACCCCGTGAAGCCTGCGCTCGACGCGTATCCTGGCGTACTCCTCGACCGCCCGGTCGGGGTCGAACGTCGTCCTGTCGTTCGAGACCAGACCCTGGCGCAGGCTGGCAAGCTTGCCCAGGATGTCCGTCCTCGACATACCGCGACGAAGCATGGCGTGCATGTCGTCCAGCGCGTTGCCGAGTTCGCGCCGGAACCGGCCGTCCTTGATGATGTCGGCGTACTCGGACAGCGCGACGCCGGCACCTTGCAGGGCGATGTCGGACACGTCCACGCCACGGGACCGCAGGGTCACGGCGTCCACGCGCTTGCCCTCGGCGAGCAGCCCCAGGATGCCCTCGAACGCCACGCGGTACGCCTCGGAACCGAAGTCGTCGGCCTCCAGGGACGCCGCCAGCACGGGGGCCAGGGAGGGGTCCACGAGGAGGGCCGAGATCACGGCTTCCTCGGCCTGCTGGAACTCGCTCACCGGGCGGCCTCGTCATGGGCGGCGAGGGCGGCGGCGATGGCGGAGGCGATGGTCGGGCCGGTGGCCGACGTACTGGGAGGTGTCGTAATCGTGACCATGAACGTCACATCCCCAGAGTGCGGACGACGGTCGATGTGCCACCACTGGTCCCCCGGCAGCCGCTCCAGCGCCGCGCCCGCCTCGGCCTGCGAGGTCGGGGCGACGGTCATGCCCCGCTCGGACAGGGCGGCGAGGAGACGGTCGGCTTCGGCGTGGTCGTCCGCTATCGGGT